TTGTATCGGGAAAAGAAAGATAGCAAAATGGAAACAGAAAAAATTAAGGTATCGGTTAATCAAGGTCTACCGATGATAGCGGAAATGATTAAGTTTAAGTATGTGACAGACTATATTGGGAAATCAAGTAGTTGGATTTATCATAAAATGAATCATGAAACAACAACAACTACATCCAAGGGATTTTCACAGTCAGATATAGATTTGTTAAATACAGTTTTTAAGGAAATAGGTGAGAAGCTGTTGTCTACTAGAATCTCTAGTGTAGAATCGGATGACATTATAGAATCTCGTCAGAAAATTGTAGCTCAAATAAAAGAGTTATCCAAGGTGATATGTATGCCTTACATTTACATCAATAAACTTGGTAAAAATATTACATGGTACAAAAAGAGAATGTCATGTCCTGATAAGTATCGTTTTAAGGATGAAGAAATAACTCTTTTCAATATGTCAATAGTAGAAATAGGTAACAAAATTCTATCTATTGAATTGACTCTGTGAAAAATTAAATTTCACACAAAACAGATTATCATAAAAAAGAAATTGTATATTTGTAATGCCCATAAAGAACTATAAGTCACATCTTCATGCCGTGTAATCCGTAAAATCGGATTCAGAGTGGTTCTCTGTGGGCGCACGGCATGAAGATGTGATTTTTTTTAAGATATGAATGAGAAGCAAAACATTATAGCAGAAAAAATACTTTTAGTATTAAAAGAATCAAATGGACATATAAGGGAAAGTGACCTTCTTGATAAACTTGAGAGTGTAGATAATTCTTTCAATCAATTAGAAAGTACTTTTGTGATAAGCCGAATGATAGAAGACTATAAGCTTATTTATCGCTCAAAATCATGGATATGCTTGTCTTCCAATGGTGAGGTAGCTATAAATTTAGGAATAAGTAAATATATCAGAAAGATACACTCTAACCAACGGTTAGACATTAAGATGAAAAGACTTGAAGTCATATCAAAAATCCTTTCAATAATAAAAGACAGTCATACCATACTGACTATTGCAGTAACAGCAGTATGTACTTCCTTAATATATACCCTATCACCAAACCTAAAGGAGCTCCTAAAATTATTCCTACAATGGTGCAAATCAATTTTCTTTTCTTCATAGATTTTTTATTTTTAGCAAAGATACTAAAAGGAAACGCATGTAGAAAGGACAATATATAAAGTATATAAAGGCAATCGGACGGAATCCGGTTGCCTTTTTTTTGTAATCCCTTCAAAACTGAATAACAATCTGATAATTTGAATTTGAAACAAAAGATTTTTGCCCGATTCGCGATGAAAACCCCGCGCCTCGCTACGTGGGACGTGTCCCTCTGGGACCCCGTCCGGAGGTGATATATGCCCGGGCGGTGGCCGCGTCCGGCGTGCCTGGTGGCTGCTGGTGTCGTTCCTCACCATGTAGGAACGCCACCAGAAAGCGCGGTAAATGTAAATAAACCTTTCGTTTTTAGATTGAATAGTAAATAACGGTTAAATGAATACAGAAAATAGTACCATATATTTGTGTGTACAGAAAATAGTACTACCTTTGTAACTGTAAACGATAAGCAAACGTTTACCAAGCCTCCGGGGCTTGCCAAAGCCCGGAAAAAACGTTCTTTCAAGGTATAAAAAAAAGAGCGGGTATTACAGGAATACCCGCCGGGAAAAAGAAAGATAAACTTTCTTCTGTTTTGTAGCAAAAACAAAGATACGTTTTTCTTTCCGTTCCTGAAAATTATCCAGAAAGAAAAACGTTCTTTGAAAAAAAATACCGTATAAACGTGATCCGCGTTCCGGCTGGTGATCCTGTTCACTGTCATAGTTTGATACTTTCCCGGCTTGCATAGTTTGCAAGCCACACACGAGAGCAAACGGAACAAAGTACACGCGGCGCGGTTAGTCTGTAACCAATAATCCGTATGAGATAGTAATATATTGATAACGGGAAAGGAGCCGAAAGGTAGCCTAACGGGTGAACTATGTTCTCCCGGGTCGTGCATAGTCGATACCCGTTACTATATTATTAACTTACAATTATGGACTTATGAAAACAAATGTATCTAAATCAGTATTGAGACGCGAAGCTAAAAAAGAAACTAAAAAGCTTAATAGATCACCGTTTGGCGTTATGAATACAATAAACAAAAACCGTGATCAGGAAAAAATCAAAAGATACTTAGATTTTTACGGTATAAAAAAAGTAGATCTTTCTATGTTGCTAAGCTTCGAGCTTGGAGACGGTTTGCCTGTTTTCTGTAAATTAAAAAGATTATCAGATATTGAAACATTGGACGGGAACGAATTAAAAGTAGTCCAGATAGGGAAAAAATATTTCGAATACGTTCCAATAAGATTCGATGAAGACGATTTTTTTGCAAGCTTAGAAAGTTTGCTACAAATAAATCAGGCAAAGGAAAAACTGGAAAAAGCAGCAAAGGAGAAAGCAGCAAAGATAGAAACTAAAAAAGCAGAAAAACGTGAATCTAAGATAAACGCTACATTGCAAGCTTTAAAAGTAGAATTCTTAGACGCTTCTGAAGATATGTTGCTACAAATTGCAGAACGTATTGTAGACGCGGCTTAATATTTAGGGTGTATGGTATTCGTCCGGGTCCGATTCCCGGACACCCACAAAAATATATTCTATCTCATACGGCCGGCGAAAAGGGTATCTATATGTAGTATTTGGGACTATACACTCCAGCTGCATAAGGCTGCACTGTGGGCCGTCTTGAAACACAACACGGGTTTACTATGTGTTGTGCGGATAGGTGTGTCCATGCGCCTATAGTCATCCAGGCCAAGAGTCTGACGGTATCCAGGGCCGCGAAAATCATAATTCATAATTCTATGGCATAACTGTACCCGTATGGGTGCGGTGTGTCCTGCAACGTGTTGAACGATCAGTCAGGGTACACCGTGTCCGTATGGATTCATGTACAGGTGTGCTATGCCCTGTTCAATCTTGGGTGTATGCCGGAGTAGTTAACCGGAAAAGATCCATACTGTTTTAGCGTATGTATGGAACGGGCTGGGAGTTATCCGGGCCTATGGAATCAACGTACCATGCGGACACGTGTGTCTGTATGGCGGTGCGCCTGCAAAGGTCGTCTATGCGAAAAGTGTATCCGTGAACGCTATGCAAATAGTGTATCATGGTGCATATAGGCGGGTATGCGTCAACGCAACGAAAACCAGCTTCGGGGGTGGTACGGAAAACCCCTACCTATGTAGTGCTATGCGCTTTCGGGCGCATGGCACTTCTTGTATGTATAACTATAAAATTTTTAGGATTATGGAAGAATATAGAGTAACTGTAGATAAAACACGTATGGATTCAGAAAAATTAGCTGAACTTCTGGAAATGTGTGAAGATCATGTGCAACTAAAGTTTTGCGGTGCGTTTCTACACATTAATACGGATAGTCTGACTATATGCAGACTATTAAAAAACTATCTGCGTAAATGATTCTATCAGGCCGTTCACCCTTGCCGGTGTACGGCCTACAAACTTCTTAAATAGTTTTAGTTATGAAAAAGCAAATTAAAGTCATTCTGTGCTGCGTGTTTTTATTCGTGGCTTTGTGTTTCGCCGGTCGTTCCGACTGGAGCGAACAGGTTATCTATGTAATGCCCAAAAGCGCATACGAAAGTATTAGCGCAAAGCTCGGCGAAGATTGCAGTGACTACGAAATAGCAAAAGAGTACGTAAAAAACAAATCGTACTACGACGCTATGGGGTATTAATTCCATGCTGGAGGTACTTTACGGTACTTCCAGACACGATTACTAACTTAAAACTATAGGAATTATGAAGCTTTTAGATGTAAACGGTAAAAACGTAAATGTAGAAATCGGTTATGTATGGGACAGGGAAGACAAATACCTTGTTGTCGTAGACAATGATAATAAAGTTAAGTATGTAGTAAATACATGGAGTAGCACATTTAATAAGGAATCGGTTGAATATTTGGCCTATAAATTCGCAATATTTATCTCAAAAGGCGAAAATGTTTGCTACTCACATGACAGGAAACCTGCAAGAAAAATTTGTCATAATGACGATTTTTGTAGGTATAAAAAAAATTACAAAACTATATCTCCGTCAGAATGTACAGAATTAGGTTTACGTTATTAAACAAAACTGATTCCTGTTTATATCAGGAATCAGTGCTATATCTAACTTAAACTATGGAATTATGAGAACAATAAACCTTATTACAGAAGACAGTTATGAGCTTTACGAAATATGTAAAGAAAACGGATGGGCAGACTGTGAGTATGAAGACTTTGATGTATTAGAGTTCTTTGAAGGTGATCCGGATATGATTCGTGTTGACGGACAAATAGGATATTTTTGGTATAACGAAGAAAATGATACTATATATTATTATTTTGATGAATGGGGTCATAATATCGGAAGCATACTAAGAGATTTCTATAAAAAACGTTTGCATAAAGAATATTGGCCTGACATGCAATCATGGGAATATTTCGATACTCACAACTGTATAGCGTATCGAGGTGGAAGCGGTTATGTGTATAGTCTGTTCCCTTTGCGTATAGCATCGTAACAAAAAGCCTGTGCGGTATGTAGCTGCATGGGCTTTCTTATTTCTAACTTAAAACAAAGGAATTATGGGAAAATATCATTATGAATACTACCTGGTATGTGTGGACTTATGTAACGGAGGTGCAAAACTCGGTCCGTACCGCTCAATACAGAATGCGAGATTTGACAGTCATTTCCTACGCGGTATATGGCATGTAAAAAAAGTCAGAGTCTACAATTAATATCCAGCCGAAAGCAGCCTGAAACTGCTTCCGGCTTCTTTTATGTCTAACTTAAAACAAAGGAATTATGGAAAAATCAGAATTGTTGAAAGCACGTGTTTATGTAGGAACATACAAGGAATATAACAACGGTTCATTGTTCGGACAATGGATGAATCTGGCAGACTATCAATCTAAGGAAGAATTTCTGGAAGCCTGCAAGGAATTGCATAGCGACGAAGACGAACCGGAGTTTATGTATCAGGACTACTCAAACATACCGGACGGTATGATAAACGAAAGCTATATCGACCCGCGAATATTTGGTATCATTCAGTGTGCAAAAGATATGGATGACACAGAGACAGAAGCATTCTTTACGTTTCTTGATATGTACTTTGTGGATTATTCCTATATCAAAGATGGTGAAGAGCTCGTAGAAAAGTTCAGAGATAAATACGCAGGGAAATTTGATTCTGAAGAAGCGTTTGCCACCTATATGGCGGAAATGAAATGGCCTGAAGAACTTCAAACTGAGTTTGGTCAGTATTTCGACTACGAAGCATATTCCAGGACATTGCTTACCAGCGGATACCGCCATCAGGGTGATTTCTACTTCTGTGTAGCTTAAACATTCCGGCAGGTTTTTGAGAATCTGCCGGGGTCTATTGTCTAACTTAAAATTTATAGAATTATGATGACATTAGAAGAATTTAAAAAGTCAAACATGTGTTGGAATGGTAACGGATATTACACTACCGAAAAAGAATGGAACAGCAACTATCAGATAGCAAATGATGTGGAAAAAGAGTTTTTTACACACTATGATAAATCACTTATGCAGCCGCAGAAAGGAGATATGATAGAGTTTGTAAATTACAATAGTTTTTACAATCATGCGCTGGTTGAGAGTGTAGATAAATTCGGATTGATGTATGTATGTGAAAGCGGAAGATCATGGACAAACGGTAAATCATTCTCAACTTCAGGTGGCGCATTTACTCATATTCATTCTTCAAACTTTGAGTTTGTTGGATATGAAGACCGCGTATTCTGGACCTGGGGTTGTTATGGAGCAGGAGCCCAACAAGGTATTTACTTCACTATAAAAGTGAAAAAGTTCCGCCAAAAAGAAATGAAGCTTGTGCCTATGCACGAAATATATTTCAACAGTCCGCACTACATGAGAGAAAGACATTCAAAGGTAGTAATTATGCAGGATTTCATGTACATATTTAAAGAGTTCTATACTATCAAGGCATTTAAAGAATGGGCTGGATATGTAGGACTTACTTACAGAAAAGATGATTCAGGTCAGTATTATGCAAATCAGTTTCTAAAAAGCGCATATTTCTGGAAGCTTGAAGAACTTCCTGAAGGATGCAAGCCTGTAGAAGACATGTGCAACGGTAGCAAAGTAAGATGCTTTGCTCATAACGATGGCAAAACGCTGACTATCTATCGCCCGAATCCAAATGCAAAAGACGTTTACATTCCCATGAGTTAACCGAATGCCGGTGGGAGAGTGATACTCCCTCCGGTAGCTATTGTCTAACTTTTAAATATTGGAATTATGACACAAGATTGCTTCTTTAAAGTAGGTGAAACCTATATCAGAAAAGACCGCAAAAAATTTATGGTTACTTCAATAAAGGACAATTTAATCACTACAAACATTAAGGTAAATTGGTTTGGTGATTTTCTTGGATATTGGGATTTTGAAATTGAAAGCCCAATGTATAATGATCTGGTAGTCATAAATAAAAATCCGGAAGCTAAAAAACTATGCTTTGTATTTCCAGGAGGTTGCTGGATATGCTGTGATTCATTAATGGAAGAGCATGGAGACTATAGAGAATATGCTCGAATCTTTGGACATGAAGTAAAATACGAAGAAGAGTATAAGCACCTACTTACTCCTGAAGAGATAAAACGCATTGAAGATTTTGCTCGGGAAAACAAAGACTAATCACATGCCGGATGGGAGAGTGAGGCTCCCTCCGGTGCTATTGTCTAACTTAAATTATTGGAATTATGAATATAAAAAAACTTAGTTTATCAGAGAAAAATCAATATGCTGTAACAAACATTTTACAGTCTATTGATAACAGCAGAACATATTGTTCCTATCTGGGAAATGAAGAGTTACGGTATGAGATTGAAGAGATGATAGAAAAATTCAAGAAAAAAGTAGAAAAGAAAATTTCTGATAACTTTTGATTCATAGCCGGGCGGAGAGTAATACTCCCTCCGGATACATTATCTAACTTAAAAACAAGCAGAATTATGAAAAGAGTATCATTAGAAAACATGATGAAAGAAGTGTTCAACAACGGTAAAGTTATTAAAACCGAGACAAAAGATACCGTTTATGGTCATGAATGTATGACCACCATACAATACGGAACATTCAAATGCAAACTTCCGGTAAGTGGAATAGCCGCTACATTGAAATATGCAAAAAGTATGAGCCGTAAACCCACAGAAAAATTCCCGGTACCTGCCAGCCAAAACATACTCGCATTTCTATATAAATTTAAGAAGGTAATACCTTACTACATTGAAATGGTAAATTCAGGAAAAGGTAGGCAATGGTTTGAAAACAGAATGTACATCAATTTCCCGGAAGAAGCCAAAGAAATCATGAAAAGTGCAGTTTTCAGTACAGAATCCGACCGTAAATACGCTCTTTCAACCATGCCAAAAGCTTGGGAAGCATATAAAGTGATTCCAAAAGCAAAAAAATCAGTAAGATTGGCTGTATAATAAAAGCATAACCGGAATAGAAAGTGATTTCTTTCCGGTTGCATTGTCTAACTAAAATTTTGGAATTATGAAAGTAGAAAAGAATTTAATCGAGAAAGTAGCTAATGGTGAAACAATACTTAAAGGTGAAGCTGTAAGAATAGCAAATTATATTATAGAAAAGGGTCTGCAAAGCAAATTTAATCAGTTCGCTTTCTATTATCATGGGAATGGAAACGAGATATATGACATTCAAGACTGTTTGCTGGATTTCAAGTCACATGGGACAGAAATAGTAATAAATGGAGTTCCAGATAGAATAAATCCTTCAGGGAAACTTATTGTAAAGTCCATGACTATAGAGAATTGTCTGAAAAAGCTATTCAATACAATGACAGATTACATGCAGTTTATTGATATGCTAAACGGAAAAGAATTTTGCATAAAACATGATCGTAAACGATATCAAATATCTTATACAGCACTTCATTATTGCTTTGCAAAAGGTCGTATCACCGAAAAACAATGTCTTGACATGATGCGCATCTAACCTACTTCCGGATTCAGGTTTACATCCTGATCCGGAACCGATGTGTAACTATAAAATAAAAAGAATTATGAGCAGAACAAGATTCAATAAGAACGGAACGGTAAGCATATTAGGTCTTACAAAAGATGAATACAATGCAATGACCACAGTAATTTATGCCTCACAACAATGTTTTCCAGAACAAGAGGAAAATGGAGAGTATTACAGTAATGATGATTTTTTATGTACTCTCTCACAGGAAGAAAAAGAGGCATTGGATAAATTAAGTATATAATTCCATCGGTCACGCTGTGAAGCGTTAGTTTTTAAGTTAGTAAATCAGCCGTAGGAAAAGTGATTTTCCTTCGGCTACTTGTGAAAAATAACTATATTTACAACGTCAAACTTTTAGAATTATGGGAAATACATATAAACCGTTAACAAAATAATTCCACAAGTTAGTTTTAAGTTAGAACAAGTCCGGCGGAGGTGATACTCTTTCGGACTACAAATGTTTAATCAAATCGTGAGGCACACGGGAAAAACTGTTTAGAGTCATGAAAGCTAGTTTTGAGGATGTAGTAAAAGCAACAGGAAAGAATTTTGAATGCAAACAGTCCATAAGCGGATACTACCGTCTTGTATGTGATGGGAAAATAATTTTAGACGACAGCGCTTGTGAAGATGTAAACGGAACTGAACAGGAAGCGAAAGATTTCTTTGCGGAATACCTGCTTGAATATGAAGTTCCGGAAGATAAGAAAGAATTCCGTTGCGGTTCATTTTTTCTGAAATGATAATAATCATAATTTCCTGCCGCTGTGAAGCGAAGTTTTAAGTTAGAGCAAAGGCCGACGGAGAGTAATACCCCGCCGGCCTTCTTCATTTTTAAATTATAAACGTATGAATAAGAAAAGAAGAAAAGAAATCGAAGACGTAAGAGAGTCGTTGAGAAAAGTATATGAGGAACTTGAAGAACTCAAAGACGAAGAACAGGAAGCCTTTGATAACCTCCCTGAGTCTTTCCAGGAATCAGAAAAAGGAGAGCGGATGCAGGAGTACATAGAATACATGGAAGAAGCTCTCTCAAGCATTGAAGAATCAATTGAAAGTTTAAACGAAATAGAGTAAAATTATGGACGGAACAACAATTTTCTCAGTTATCTTCGTCCTGCTTTTCGCAGGCTATCTGGTGGTAAGGTACCGCCGCTACAACATTCATCGTGCACTGAATCTGCCGAAAAATCCTCCGCGTTATCCGGACAGCGCAATGAAATCAGCACGCGAAATCGGATTGTTTCTTTTCAACCGTGCTAAGATTTGCGGAGTAAATTTCATGACGGCCGACAAAGATACGGGCGTTTCCTATGAAGCTATCCGCGACATTTCTCGGGGGAAAGGCACGCACATAGTGAACTTCCTGCGCATGGCTCACTTCCTTGGCTGTGAGGTGGTGATACGGCAAATAGGTACAACCGACACCGAAGACCCGGCAACAACTCCGCAAGTGTATGAAGAAATGATCGCCAACATTGAAGAGGAGAACAGACGGTAAGTATTTACCGTCTGTAAATAAAAAATTATATTTGTGAATCGTCATTTTAAAAGTGGGGGCAACACAATAAATACTGCTATTTTATCATGAGAAAAGAAGAAGTTTTATGCTTGTTAGAAGCAATGTCCGGATGCGATACACCTGCATACATCTGTGATAATCAAGGTAACAATGAATCATATAATGATTTTCTTGTAGATGATTTCTTTAATGAAGACTACGCCAATTATCTTCCTGGACAAGATTGGGATTTTTTAGGAATGGAGGAAGCTGATCCTGATAATGTAGACATGGATATATGGGCTCAAGAATTTCCGAAAGAAGATATTGAGATGTTTAAAAACATGCTGAATGATGGAAGGCTATATATAGCTACATTCCACAATGACAATCATGGTACATTGAAAATAATAATTTGCGAATAATGTTGCAAACTTTAATCTTGAATAATACATGCAAATATTCCTACCATCGCCAAGCTGCCTGAAAACCGCCAGGAAGCTTGACAAACGGCGGCTCAACAAACAGATAATAGAAGCCGCACAGATACTACGTGCCATCGACGGAGAAGGGAAAGGATGGAAAAATCATCCTGCCACCCGGATGTATCGTCCTCACAAGTCGTGGCTTCATCTTTATCGTTTCTGCCTGATGGCTTTCAAAAACGGAGATATAAAAATTCGTTATGTCAACGGAAAGAAATTAACCTCCAAATGAAGCATAAAGACAGTTTGCTTTGCAAACAGAAAACATACACTTCAATTAATTGATAATCAGCACCGGTTCAGGCGTGAATCGGTGGTTTTTTGAATTTTAGATACAATTTTAATGCGATTCTTGCTTAAAATTGTTACATTTGCCATGCGAAAGAAAAACAATGAATTAACCATAAAAGCAGGGCAAATGACCTATACTAACCAACGACGCAGGGAGCTTAACAAAGCTCTGTTTTCTAAACTGCAAAATCCCCTTATTACTACGCTCGCCGAGGAAGGCGACTCACACATTTTTCTTGAACATCTGCCAAAGGATGCCGAGGAAATTCCCACAGACGACTGCCTGATGCGTAATGTGCCGCGAGGTGTGCTGCCGTGGAACCAGGTGATGCCGGTATTCATTCCTGCTATGTACAACGGGAAGAAAGCATATCTGGTGAACTACGTGAACAATTCACAGAAGAGCATACAGACGGCACTCGAAAAACTGAACACATGCGGAATGTATTACATTCCCGGCATGACGCTGGAGAAAGGAGTGGATTTTGAATGAATTTAAGAAGATGGCCATGCAGGGATGCCTTATCCTGATTGGCATGGTACTGGTAGCAGGATTCTGCCTGTATGGAATCATTTGTCTTGTAAAACAATTTATCTGAAAACGGCATGGAAGAAAAAAGATATTACTACAAGGTGTCGCTATCGAACACGCATCGCGGACGCTGCATTCAGGAACTGATTGATAAAGGAAATAGAGCGGTGGAAGCAGCCAACGAACTGGCTGCCAGTCTGGGTGCTGAATCGCGGACGGACCGTCCGGGACGGCTGTTCCCGGGAGTAGGAATCGGAAGCCTGAAGTTCCATAGAGTTCCCAACCTTTTTGCCTACCAGTTTATCGGTAAGGGAGAATATATCCCGAATATGCAGAACGAGAAAGGGCAGGAGATAGCACGTAAAATCATGGACCTGCCGGACGTGACCTCCGACGATTTCCGGGTGGCGTTTGGCATTCCCATAAACCGCCAGCACACTCCTCAGTGGTTTATCTACAACGGAAAGGCGTACCTGTGCAGCCGCTATCCGCTGGGCGAGGAATACGAAACCATCCTCCAGCAGGAGTTTGATTCAAAACGGAAGAAAGTATGAGCTATCAGGTGAATCTTTTCCGAAAGCCTCCGGTAATTGGTGAAGTAGTTTCGCGTGCGGAATACCGCGAGATACTTCTGGCACGCATGGCCGCCGGCGACCTCTATGCGTCGGAAACGCTGGCCATGGTGCGAAAGGCCGACATGGCGCTGGATGTGCTTCGTGAAAAACCTATATACAAAAGAAATAATGAATCCGTTTAATATTTTTCTGGTTGCTATGTTAAGTGTAGCTTTTGGATGGAGTATTCTTTTTGCAATAGGAATAACTGTTTCTGCATTTAAAGAGCTACTGAAAATGATAAAACAAATGATGGAGGATTGACATGGGATGTTTTATTTGTGCAAAATGCGGATGCGTGGACAACACCGCCACTTCGGAATACTGGAGCATTGTGACAAGACTTGCGCCAGATGCAGAATGGGACGAAAGTCTTCTGCCGTACAAATGGAAACCGCTTTGTTCGGAATGCTGTAAAATAGAGTTTGACGAAACCGGCAATCACGTCAGATATGTGCCAGGAAAATGGCACGGAAGATTTCCGAAAGAAAAAGCTACGGAAGACCAGAAACGCCGTGTGGGTAAAGACGGACTGATTCAACATAAATGAAAGATTATGGGAGAGAAGAAATTCAAGCATGTAATGATAGATACGGAAACGCTGGGAAGGACACCTGGAAGCGTGGTCCGTTCGGTGGCTGCCGTAGAGTTTGACCCGAAAACGGGTGAAACCGGACGACAGAAGGTGTGGAAAATAGACCTTGCAGACTCCATCCGCTATGGGTTTAAGGTAGAAGCATCTACACTGAAATGGTGGATGATGCAGTCGGACGAAGCACGGCGCGATTTTGTGGAAGGAGCAGAAACACCACTGGAGGATTTCCTGGAGGATTTCATGCAATTTATAGCTGCTACGGACGAAGGGAACGACTTCACGTTATGGTGTCTTCAGCTTGATTTCGACGTGGCTATGCTTCGTTCCATGTATTCATGGTATAACCTGAACGTGTACAGATGCGACGAAGAAGTGCTTCCGTGGAACTTCCGGAAAGTGCGCGATGTGCGTCCGTATATGGATGCTCTGGATAGTGCAGGTCTTCTTCCTCCGAAGGTGGCGGACAGACACACTCCGCTGGCCGACTGCCTGGCTCAAATAAACTGTGTGCATCTGGTTGAAAAGAATAATCTTGTAGTGAGATAGTGGTATGCCGCAAGCAAGTATTTTCAATATGGATTGTATGATAGGAATGGCTTCTTTGGAAGCTCATTCCTTGGACTGTATTATATGCGATCTTCCGTATGGTGTGCTGAATAAACAGAATCCTCATGCAAAATGGGATACGGAACTTCCTCTTGATGAACTGTGGAGTCAGTATCGCAGACTGATAAAACCAAACGGTGCTATTATCTTATTCTGTCAGGGAATGTTTACAGCCCGTCTGATGATTAGCAATCCAAAAATGTGGAGATACAATTTAATCTGGAAGAAAGGTACACGAGTATCCGGTTTCCTAAATGCAAACCGTATGCCGTTACGTAATCACGAAGATATAGCGGTATTCTACCAAAAGCTTCCTGTATATCATCCCCAAATGACAATAGGGGAAAAGAATCACGGAAGAAATACGAGAGGAACACAATCAAATAACAAATGTTACGGAAATTTTAAGGTAGTAGATACTGTATTTACAAACGAGAAATATCCGCTATCGGTAATAGATATTCCCAAAGAGCATGACAGCTTTTATCATCCTACACAGAAGCCAGTAGCACTTTTAGAATATCTCATACGAACTTACACAGACGAAGGTGATACAGTGATGGACAACTGTATGGGTAGTGGAACGACCGGTGTAGCTTGCATGAATACAGGACGTAACTTTATCGGATATGAGAAAGAAAAGAAGTATTTCGACATTTCTCAGGAAAGAATATTTTCAGCTCAAAAGGAAGTAAAAAAAGAATTGATATGCCAATAAGCGAAACATATAACATGGACTGCATGGAATACATGCGGTCCATACCCGACAAGTTTTTTGAACTGGCCATCGTGGACCCTCCATACGGATTAAACAAAAAAAGTACACATGGAAGAGGTAAACTTAAAAACAGGTGTCTAAACAGGGGAAATATCCAGCGATGGGACATCCGTCCTACAAAGGAATACTTTGATGAATTGTTTCGCGTAAGCCAGAATCAGATTATTTGGGGAGGTAATTACTTTCCTCTTCCTCCAACAAGATGTTTTGTATGTTGGGACAAAAAACAAGTTTGGGAAAACTTCTCTCAATGCGAATTTGCATGGACATCGTTTAATAAACCAGCAAAGCATATAAGCATATCAAATAAGGGAGGTAAAGCAGACAAGGGTAAATTTCATCCCACGCAAAAGCCAATCGACCTGTATGCTTATCTTTTACGTACTTTTGCTAAGCCAGGTGATAAGATTCTGGACATTCACCTTGGAAGTGGAAGTAGCAGAATAGCTGCTTACAAAATGGGATTTGATTTCTATGCCACAGAAATAGACAAAGATTATTTCGATGCGCAAGAAAATAGATTCCGTGAGGAGTGCATGAATGAGATTAATACCGCAAACGGTAAACTAATACAAGGAGATTTATTTAAACCATGAACGTCACCACCGATACAATAAACCACATATACCAGTATGCCACCTACCGCACAAACGAGCGTTGCGGAGAAACCGTAACCGTTCCAGGACTTACGGAAGGTGCGCATACCTTTTGCCGTAGCCGGCTGGAAGAAAAATATATGTTTGTGCTTTCGGCTGTGAAGGGACTTCCTCGCGTGATGCGTTACAGCAATCGTCCGGAAGGCGCTCCATGGATTCTGGCACGCGGTCACGGAAGCCGATACGAAGGGGCCACGCTCGATTCAGCCGAGCGCCTGCTGGTGATGGCCGTCGCGCTCGGTATTGTGCGTGTGATGAAACCATCCTGCGACTCGTGCGATGTTCCGAATGTGGTGATTGACGACGAACGACTGCGGAAAATGGAAATGCTGCATCCCAAACATTCCAGACGTTTTTCATTATTGAACTGGTAAACCTTACTCTATGCTAACACTCGCCAACCGGACCTACGTTCTATGCTTCGAACAGTCGTACACAGCGGCTGCACTCATGGAGTGGATTGAAGCAGGAAAAGAGCCCGAAATATCTATCCGGAATGCCAAAAAAGGAGTAGAACGAAGCGTCGTTCTTACCATAAAAGACAAAGACGGCATTTATCTATCACTTATTCAGCGTATTGCATCTGTTACATCGCAAGAACACATATAAAATCGGAGGTTTTATGAAATTTAGCAACAATTTTAATGCGATTTCGGTTTAAAATTGTTACATTTGCCATGTCATACAATGACATGTTGGGTGATAAAAGGTATTTGTAAATTCAGGGTTCCGCATCCGTGCGGAGCCCTTCGTAAAACCTGAAATACATGGCAAAGAAAAACATAAAATGCTATAACTCCGGTAAAATAGGCGGTCTTTCCTACCTCCAGGCATACAAGAACTTTGAGAATGCAGATCAGGAGATTTCCGCGATGGGTTTCACTCCCGTAAATCCTATCATTCTCGGACTGAAACCATCGCGCCCGTACTGGATGCACATGGTGTGGGACATTCTGCTGCTTTCCCGTTGCGGTCACATCTACCTGCAGCAGAACTGGAAGTCAAGCCGTGGAGCAAGAATCGAGTTCAGGGTGGCGAAATTCCTGGGTATTCAGATATGGTTTCAGGGAAATCCTGGGGAAGACAATTTGTACAGCGAAAATTTTTGTGATGTAATGAAATGCAAATAAAATGGGAAAAACAAAAATCAAACTTACAAGTAAGCAGAAAGCAATTATAAAAGCAATTTGCATAGCTTCCGGCCTGTTTATCGGGAACCGGATTTTCAATCATGTATCAGCTTGGCTTGGCATTGCAGTTATATGCGTGACTCTGCTAGCATCTATTTATTTAATCTATAAACACATCAAAAAAACTTATGAAAAAAACGATTAATTTAATTATTGCGGTAATAGGAATAGTATTATTATCCGCATGTTCTCGTGTAGCACCTAACTATGCAGGTGTATTAATGGAAAACTACGGTAAAAATGGGAAAGAAGACTTCAAGATTGTATCGGGTAAAGTATCTTTATGGGAACCTGGTACAGAACTTTTTCAAGTTCCGCTGTTCGACCAACGTGGAGGTTTCCAAGAGCCGGTTATTTTAAAAGCTGCGGACAACACAGAGTTTACAGCATGTCCGGTATATTCATATAAGGTTGTTAAGAGCCGTGCGGTAGATGTAGTATTCGACAACAAGCATATCGGTGGAGGAAACGATTTTATGACTTCACTTGAAGATAATATACTTGAGCCACGAATGTATGACCTGATAAAAGAAGAAAGCAGGAAATATAAGACAGACAGTCTGATGGCAGACGGAGGTTCTCTTGCTTTTGAAAAAAATCTGGAACAAATAGTAAGGAAAGAATTTAATGATAGAGGTCTTGAATTGAGAAGCTTCTCTGCTCAGCTTGAATTTTCAAATAAAGTAAGAGAAAAGATAGACAGTCGTAACGAAGTAAATACCAATATTTCCGTTCTTGACCAGCAAATTGAAGAACAAAAAAAGCGTAACGAACTGGAACAACTTCGTACAGAACAGCTTTTGATTCAAAGCCGTGGTTTAACTAAAGAAATTCTTCAAAAGCAGTTTATTGAAAAATGGGACGGTAAGACACCATTATACGGTGTTGTTCCTGAATTTCTTAAACTCACGAAATAACTATCTAAATAGCCAAGTTGAATAAAATGGCTCCCGCGTGAAGTGCGTCGGCGCACGTTTTCCATAATGTTTAGTTTTAAAGTTTTGACAAATTCACATTTCAGGGGTTCGACTCCCCGGCGCGGGACTAAATCTTAAAAGAAACGATATGATTAACAAATGTACATTCATCGGTAATCTGGGGAAAGACCCCGATTATAAAGTGCTGGAAAGCGGACACAAGGTAGCAAGTTTCTCCATCGCCTGCAGCCGGAAAGTGAAAAACAAGGAAAATGGAGAGACAAAGGAATATACGGAATGGATTCCCATTGTGGCCTGGGACAATCTGGCCGAAATAATCAGCCAGCTGGCCCGCAAAGGTTCGCAGGTGTATGTGGAAGGAGAGTTCCGCACACGAAGCTACGAGGCAGAAGGAACCGGAGAAAAACGCTATGTGTCCGAAATATGGGCACGCGACTTCCGTCTGCTAGGGCGGAAGGCAGAATCATCGTCTGCTCCGCTTCCTACTTCGCCCGACGATTTCGGGAGTCAGTCAGCACCGGATTCTGCTCCTGCACCATCTCAGCCGGCACAAGCGGCCCCACAGCAGCCTACGCAGGGAACGCTTAACATGACTGACGAAAAGGATGATCTTCCTTTCTAATACGAACAGATTAATCATTTAGCGATATGAACGAATTTACAAACCCGGCAGGGAATCTGGGAAACAATCCTTTCTTGCAGGCTCCCTCCACCATTTCACCCATGAAGGGGAAAAGCTCTGAAATAGGGCTTACGGCTTCTATAAGCCGTCCGAAATCCATGATTCCCGTCAAACGAAACCGGTTTGACCGCTACACTGCACAGCAGCGCATGGCCAGTGCAGACATTCTGAACGCCCACCTGCTCATGGTGGAAATCATGATGACCAATATCACTCAGAAATACATCTACGAAGTGGTTTCCTGCCTGAAGGAACGCGGACTGATGCGTCACAACATGAAGCGCAGGGCCAACGAACTGGTAAATCTGTCTAGTGACCTTATGAAGCGATGCAATGCGCACGATGCCATGCAGGTTCGTACCTTTACAGAAACCATCCACCCCGGGCTTTCAGGAAGTTTTATTAGGGGGGGCGGCACACTGACACAGAAGCTTCAGAACATATTCTGGAAGACCTACGGAGAAAAAATCAACCTCATTTATTTTGCTACCAAAAATGCACTCGACAAGTGCAACGTGCGCCAGAGCGACCTTGTATCGAACATGGAGATGGTGGCCATGATGTGTACCACCGGAATCGAGTTCTACGACTGCATGTGCCGGAAGGTGGACGGACTGCTCAACGGAGTAGGGAAGGTGAACCGGCAGAAAAGCCAGCACAATGAAAAGATGATGGCTGCGGTGAAAGATATGCTGCGTGAAATGGTGGGAAACATTGAAATACCCGATAAGGAGGGAACGGATGTGCGCACCTTGACCGCACAGTTCCAGATGGAGCTGGTGAAAGACGACCTACTGAAACTGGTGGAGAGCGGAATCGTTTCGCTACAGGTAGAGTTTATAGAATACGTCATCGCCAGTCTGCGCATGAAGATGGCCGGAGAAGGGCTCTGCTTTCAAGACTACCGCACACTGATGGCACGCATGGGCACTAAGAACAACGTGCGTATGCTGCTGAATGAAATCGCTTCGATCCCTCTTCCTGAATCGGACGACTATGAGGTGTACGATGTCATGGAAATGCTGCCCGATGCAAAGGCAGAAGGCGAAAGCGTGATTGACAAGTTCCGTCACCTCTGTCTGGAAGACCATATCCGCACAGTACCTGAAACAAACGAATCCATTACTCTCAGAAAGCTTCGTCAGGAAGTCTACCGCAATCACGGCACACTGAGTATGCTTACCCTACGCTATCTGTACAACGTGTTTGGCACAAAGAAGGCTATGGCAGAATACATAGCGCGTGCGGATGCCGACGTAATGGCGCGCACACTCCGTATGCTGAAAACGGTCAAAGTGAGTCAGCTTGCACTGAAAGACGGATGCCGCTACGAACTCAACCTCGGTCAGGGCGTGCGTGCCATGTATGAGATGCACGGATATACCCGCGAAAAGTTTGCGTCCATGACCGGTGTAGGTATCAACCGATTGCTGGAACTGGAGGCAATGGGCGACATTGCACGCTATCCCAATGCAGAGAAAGCCGTCGGTCCGCTGGTAATGGACGTGGGTAAGATGCTGGGTGCAGACCCCCGTTACGTGCTGTTTGCTTCCCTACGTGAGACAAAAGAGAAAGGCACACTTCCGGAGGTTTACAAACGTCTTTTCCGCGAAATGGAGAAAGTATATAACGATAACAACTATAAATCAAAAGAAGATGGGAAAGAAGAAAAAAAGGAATAACAAACGAGTAAATCCTCCTGAAATAAATAAAAGAATACTCAATGGTTTACTTGATATGAAATCAGACGCTGGAAATATGATGGAACTATTCGGAGGTTTCTGGCCATTAATTGAGAAAAAAGAACAGGATATGTTAAACATCCGAGATATAACCGAAGTTCCACAGCTTGATTTCAGAAAAATAATAGGCAATGAACAGCCATCAGGAACTAAAATAGCAACATATATGGAAGGTAAAATTAACGTATCAAAATTCAGTGCAGGTCAGGTAGTAAAGCTGAAAGACTACGACTCGCTTAAATTGGCAAATGAGACCCTGACGTATCAGATGGGGGAATTTGAATTAAAACATATCTCAAATGCTCAGGTTGCAATCTACAAAGTGCATAATACCCGTCAGCTCCGCAGGGACGGGAAGCCTGTGTTCTGGTATGAGGTAGGTCAGTGGGGTCGGAACATAGTCGACGTTCCGGAAGATTTTTTGGAAGAACTGCCTGAACCGGTAAATATACCTTCTGATAACGAAGAAGGAGAGAAACAACCGGAGAATCCCGCGCAAGAAACCGAGGAAGAAATGGTTGCGAAGTTTGAAGAGGTGCTGAATGAACTTAAACCTTACGATGCGCTGGCAGATGGGACTTTAAGATTCAAGCATGATAGAATAAATGCTCTGTATAAAGATTGTTTTAAGAAGACCGCATCCGATTTATATTGTACAGAAAGTTTACTTCATATTGCTGGTTTAGCTCGTTCCGCTTATAAGAACAGATCTTTGGATAGTAGATTGTCTATGGCTGAAATTAGCGCACTACAGCTTGACACCTACCGCAAAAAGAATGCCGACTATGGGAACGCCTTTGAAAAGTCGATGGACGAAGACGGACTCCTGGTAGCTAAAATCCGCATCGGTGACAAAATTCGGAGAATAAATTCCCTGATTAAAAATAATGGTGAAGGACAGGTGAAGGACGAAAGGCTGGAAGATACTTATCTGGACCTGGCCAACTATTGCGTGATGACAATTCTTTGGATCAGAAAACAATATTCTAAATAAAACAACTATGGCAGTAAGTAATATCAGTAGAGACCACATCGCTATGGAAGCGATGAAGGTGCTCATGGAGAAAACAGTTTCAAACAATCTGACATTAAAAAACCGGATCAGACAATTCTTTGGCCTGAATCATAAGACATATACAGCATTTGACGAGAAGATGATAGCTAAATTATCATACAATATAGCCGATGCCATGATTGCCCAACGCGAAAAAATAATGGAGGACAAATTATGATGCACACATGGTTTGAAGGAAAAATCCGCTACGAAAAGGTAGCGGAAAACGGGATGAACAAGAAAGTGACAGAGCCCTATCTGGTAGATGCCCTGAGTTTCACCGAAGCTGAAGCACGTCTCATTGAAGAAGTCACGCCGTTTATTACAGGAGAGTTCACTGTAACCGATATCAAACGGGCCAACTATAGCGATATATTCCCGTCCGACGAGGAAGCTGCCGACAAGTGGTACAAATGCAAACTGTACTTTATCACCATCGACGAGAAAAGCGGTGCGGAGAAGAAGACAGCCACCAACATTCTGGTACAGGCTGCCGACCTTCGCGATGCGGTGAAGAAACTGGACGGAGGCATGAAAGGCACGATGGCCGATTACGTGATAGCTTCCGTAGCAGAAACCGCCATCATGGACGTATATCCGTATCAGGACGAAGCTGAAGTACAGCCCGAGTTCGAGGAATACGACTATGAGAAATTGTCTGCGGCCGCACGTGTATGTCATAACTTAGGAATCACAGAAAAGGGCGGAAAGAAATGTATCAATACTGACCCGATAAACGTGCTGAATATTCATTACGGCTACGGAAGCGGTCTGAAACTCATTCAGCAGCTTATCAACAAAGGGGTGCTGAAACGGGAGAAAGACTATATTTCTGTGGTGGACAAACCGCTGGAAGAGTTCGACTGGTACATCAAAAAGAAGGAAGACGATGGAAAAGTGGAATAAGGCACTGGACATTCCGGTAGAGATACTTTTTAAGTACCTCTGCCGGGACTACCGGCGCGAACAGGCACGCACTGCAGAGCTGGAGAAAAAGGTGGAAAAGCTTCAGGCAGAGTTGAACTATGAGCGAAACAACACGCCCACGGTGGAGAAATTGCAACGTCGGGTTTCATCGCTCCAAACAAAAGTCCGCGAGCAGGAAGGAACCATTAAGGCAAGAAACCTTGCCATTAAGCGGTTGAAAGGTGAAATAACGGAATAGTTTATGATGTACACAGATAAAATATTTTATAGTCATACTATATATCAAAATCCATATTCTGTTTTTGGCTCTACAGAAGCGTATGAAAAACTAGCCCAAACTCTCCGCCATACCTCACGCCATGTGCCGTTCTATTTCAGTATTGTCGGTCAGAACCGTCACGTTCCCCGGAAGGACGGTAAGAAGTACCATACAAAGTTTAACCGGAATGTGCGTCCGAAGGGTACACACTCACATTCTAAATTTTACAGATAAAATGATAAATTTATTATACATCGACCTTTTTTGTGGAGCCGGAGGAACTTCTACCGGTGTAGAAAATGCACGTGTCAACGAATCACAATGCGCAAAAGTAATAGCCTGTGTAAATCACGATGCTAATGCCATCGCCAGCCATGCGGCAAATCATCCGGACGCGCTTCATTTCACAGAGGACATCCGAACGCTGGAGCTTTCAGGACTGGTCGCGCATGTAGAGAAGATGAAAATGCAATATCCGGATGCGTATGTAGTTCTATGGGCTTCGCTGGAATGTACCAATTTCAGCAAGGCAAAAGGGGGACAGCCGCGCGATGCTGACAGCCGGACACTGGCCGAACATCTTTTCCGATACATTGAAGCCATAAACCCTGACTATATTCAGATTGAAAATGTGGAAGAATTTATGAGCTGGGGAGACATGGACGAAAAAGGTCATCCGATAAGCAAAGATAAAGGTCGTTGTTATGAGAAGTGGAAACGAAATGTAAAGAAATACGGATATGACTTTGACTGGAAGATATTGAATGCGGCTAATTATGGAGCATATACTACCCGTAAGAGATTTTTCGGCATTTTTGCTAAGCGTGGTCTTCCTATAGTATTTCCGGATGCTACACACTGTAAGGATGGTAAAACGGATATGATGGGAAGACTTGAAAAGTGGAATCCGGTAAAGGATGTTCTGGACTTCACGGACGAAGGTAAAAGCATATTTTCCAGAAAGAAACCATTGGCGGAGAAGACACTTGAACGTATTTTTGCCGGTCTGATTAAATTTGTGGCCGGAGGTAAAGACGCTTTTATCTCCCGTTACAATACAGTAAGACCACAAGACACTTGTACATCCATCGAAGAACCAGTAGGAGTAGTTACTACCGCAAACAGATTTGCAAAAGTGAAGGTTTCTTTCCTGTCAAAGCAATATAGCGGGCATCCTGAGAGCAAGAATATTTCTGTTGAAGAACCTTCCGGAACAATTACCTGCAAGGATCATCATGCTTTTGTCACAGCATACTACGGTAACGGGAACAACCATTCGGTAGAGAGTCCTGCTCCGACTGTGACCACAAAAGACAGGCTTGCATTGTTGACACCTATATTCATCGACCAGCAGTTTGGAGCTTCAAGCGCAGCATCTATAGAAAAGCCTTTAGGAGCTATCACAACAAATCCAAAATACAGCTTAGTTACATGCAAAAGAAAAAGCTTCCTGATGAATCCGCAATTCTGCAGTGCAGGAGGTTCAGTAGATGATCCATGCTTCACGCTTATAGCAAGAATGGATAAAATGCCTCCTTACCTTGTCAACACAAAAGATGGCATAGGTATCTGCATAGAAAATGGAGACAGCCCGATGACTGTAAAAATCAAGCAATTTATGCTTGTGTATGGATTGGCAGACATAAAGATGCGTATGCTTCGCATAGACGAGCTGAAAAAGATTATGGGTTTCCCTGAAAACTATATTCTTGTCGGTACACAAGCTGACCAGAAGAAGTTTATCGGAAATGCCGTAGAGGTAAATATGGCTCGCGTCCTTTGCGAATGCTTATGCCTAAGATTGTCAGAAAAACATTTTAAAGTAGCATAACCAAAAACCACAAAAAGAAGAAAAATGAAAACAATCAAGACACACACAGGAAAGATTTATGTTGATACAGAAAAGAAGCTGGAATTTCTTACCGTGGGAGACTACGGAAAGGAAAACAATATCAAGGCCGATTTCTTGGGCCTGACCAAAGAAATAAACGGTGTGGCCAACACAGAAGTTGACTTGAGCAAGAAATGGGTGGCAACCATCTCTACACAGAAAGGATGCCCGATGAAATGTAAGTTCTGCGACGTACCCCGTTTCGGATTCCATGGTAACGCTTCGATGGATGAACTGGCCTATCAGATTAGAACCATCATTGAAAATGAATCGGTACTCCACACAGAAAGATTCAACGTACATTTCGCCAGAATGGGAGAGCCTACCTGGAATGAAAACGTACCGTCATTTGCTCTGCAGCTGAAAAGGCTCGTAAAGAGATGCGGACTAATGGCAGACACCGTTCATCCGGTTGTATCGACCATGCTGCCGAAAGCTAACAAACGGCTGAAAGATTTTATTCTTACCTGGTGCGATATTAAGAACGAGTTCTACCACGGAGAAGCCGGGCTGCAGTTCTCTATCAATTCTACCGACGAAGCACAGCGGAACGAATTGTTTGACGGGAGGAGCCTTTCGCTTCAGGAAATTTCCGCATTGGACAAAGAACTTCCTATGCCGAAAGGAAGAAAATACACTCTGAACTTCCCAGTTACGGCACAAACCATTCTCGATGCGAAGGAACTTTCTGCGCTGTTTGACAAAAAGAAGTTTATCGTAAAAATCACGCCGATTCATGAAACCAGCTCGGCCATTGAAAACGGTTTTGAAGTAACCGGATATTCCGATTACAATGTGTACCGCAAGTTCGAGCAGCCGCTGCTGGAAGAATGATGGGATGTCATCGTATTTGTTCCGTCGAAAGAAGAAGACTCCGATAGAATCACCTGCGGAAACGCATTAATCAGTGACAAGGAATGATACGCATATTGGTAGTAAATGGAAGCCCGCATGAGAATCGCTCATGCGGGAATGTGGCAAGGTTTATCAAACGGTTAGCCAAAGGGATGCAGGTAGATATTTTCTGGCTTGGGAAACAGGTTGCACAGTGCGATGCGTGCCGGTCATGCAAGCGCGGAGGATTCTGCAAGACGGAAGACAGCGTGAACAACTTCGTTCGCATAGCCGGTGATTACGACAGATACATCTTTGTGAGTCCGGTTTATTACGCAAGCATAAGCAGCCAGATGGATGCGTTTCTTACCCGTCTGTTCTATTCCAATCCAAAGCTGATGATGTATAAGCCGGTGGCCGGAATCACCGTGTCCAGAAGAAGCGGAAACACGTCTGCATTCAGCCGGATGAACATGTATTTCCTCATGCACTCCATGATTGTGGTCGGCTCGCAATACTGGAACGAGCTTTACACCGACGAGACTGGAGATACAAAACAGGATGCAGAAGGTATGCAGACTATAGCTACTTTGGTGGATAATATGAAATATGTCATTGAAGGTCTTTCTACCGTAGAAAAGCCTATAAAAAGAGGATTTATTCACACTAATTTTATCAGATAATACGGGATGATATAATTTTGACATAAACCTAATTATGTTTAATTTGACAAAAATATGCCATCGAACAGTCAATACACAAGAGGTAGTAAACATCCAGTAGTCGCGGTAAATCCTGACGGGACTGTGGCCGGTTATTTTGAATCTATTAAAGAGGCAACAGAAAAATCCGGGAGAAGTAGACATGCAATCAGTAATAGTTGCCGGAAAAAATCTATATGCAAAGGGATTCAATGGTATTACGAGAAGGACTTCAGAAAAATATATGAAGAGCAACGTATGGATGATTTGAAATTTAGTCTCAATCAGCACCGTGAAAAAGACTCTGGTCACTTCTGTAAAGGTCATAAATTAATCAAGTCATTCCAAAACTGGCCAAAGGAACTACAGGAAAAGCGACGTAAGATTTCAAGAGAACTCAGTAAAAGACTGATTAATGACCCCAACAGCAATTTTGGACCTAACCGGAAATCACCTCCTGGCATGAGTAAAAAAGTAATCGCTTTGTCAACAGGAGAAGTTTATTATTCAGTAGCTGAATGTGCGAGGAAAAACGGGATTGGATTGTCTGCGTTACACATGTCTCTTAGAAGAATGACACGCTGCGGAGGGGAAAAGTATATGCTCTATTCCGTGTATGAGGAAGTGAACAACAGGCTAAAAGAAAACAAAGTAATTTAGAAAAACTACTTTTACATAAAAACATAAAAGTATAAAAACATTAAACTACGTATAACCAGCCTTGGGCGGCTTAAAGAACCCATCAGAAAAATGAAATACTCAAGCGCTATTGCAATTCTTACACTTGCATTTTTTTCGAGCTGCAGTTGCTCCACAAACAGAGACAGAAGCATGCTTCCTGAAAACCCTACAAACAACCAGACGTATCGCGACAGCAACGGAAACAGCTGGATTTACAATGCCATGCTGATGCGATGGATGATGTCCAGTCCGGGAGGGAACACCTACTATTACTATCCGTCGCAGGGATACTACACCAACTCTTCCGGTGTGCAGGTCACTCCGCCGGCCAGCGTAAGCTCCGGAATCACTCCTTCCCGCTCCTCTTACAGCAGCTCCACTTCCGGGAGTAAAAGCACCAGTAAGGGAGCTGTGTTTGGAAGTACCGGACGAGGACATTCAATCTCTGCCTGATGGACGAAGACATCAACTTGTCACCGGTTGAAATGGTAGTTCTGTCCATGACCGTATTTGTGGTGTTCTCACTGGTTCTTCAGGAGTCAATCACCATAAATCCGGAAATGGGCAGACTGCTGTTCTGGATGGACAACGTATGCTGCGTGGTATTCCTTTCGGAATGGATATACCGCTTTGTCCATGCAGAAAAGAAACGGCGCTTTGTTCTTCGCAATTTCATCGACCTGATAGCAAGCATTCCTTTCGGATGGCTACCGGGACTGAAAGCATTACGACTGATGCGTCTGGTTCAGGTCATAAGAATTGCAGGAAGCGTAAACAGGTTCGCCACCTACTGCCGCCACAATTCCATACAAACAGCAAGGTTCGCATTCTTCATCCTCTTTACGCTGCTCATGATGACGGGTCCGGTGCTTATCCTTTTCTTTGAATATGACTCCGGTTCCATCAACACGGCCGAGAATGCGCTTTGGTGGACCTACTGCACGGTCACTACAATCGGATACGGCGACCTTTATCCGGTTACAACTGGAGGAAGGATCTTTACGGTGTTTGTCAGTCTGGGAGGCATCGGAATGTTCGGAATCCTGTCTACTTTACTTATCAACTATGTAATACATATTAACCATGAAAAGAATAGCAATCAAACCGAGAGAGAACTACCAAAAGAAGATAGAGAACATGGGCTTTAATTTCCATACGGACTACTGGAAAGAAAATGCCTACTATTCCTTCACCATGAAGGAAATCGAAGAAATTGAAAAAGCTACAAACATGTGTTATGCCATGTATGTAGACGCAGTGCAACACGTAATAGACTACAATCTCTTCCACAAGCTGTGCATTCCTGCAGGAATGGAGCACGACATACGCCAGTCATGGGAAAGAGACGACCTCTCTCTTTACGGACGATTTGATTTCGCAATGATTGACGGAGTGCCCAAGCTGCTGGAGTTTAATGCAGACACCCCTACCTCACTGCTCGAAGCATCCGTAGTGCAATGGCAGTGGAAGGAAGATTTGTTCAAAGACTCCGACCAGTTCAATGCCATCCACGAAAGCCTGGTACAAAGCTTCAAGGATATTCAGGACCGGTACAGAATGGAGCGTTACCATTTTGTGTGCTGCCGTGAGAATGTGGAAGACGAAGAAACCCTTCAATACCTGGTGGCAGCAGCCATGGAAGCAGGACTGAATACGGCAGAAATCGAAATGGAACAGCTCAACCTGGACGAAGGTGCGTTTTACGACCCATCCGGAGAAAGAATAAGATGCTGTTTCAAGCTTTACCCCTGGGAGTGGATGATGAACGAGAGTCAGGAAGGATGTACGGCCGACATTCTCTGGCTGGAGCCTATGTGGAAATCGCTGATGTCAAACAAGGCCATGCTCCCTATACTGAGTGAGCTTTATCCGGATTCTCCCTACATACTGAAATGCACAGACCACTTGACACCAAGCATGAAAAACTATTGCAAAAAGCCGGTGTTCAGTCGTGAAGGCGCAAATGTCACGCTGGTAAAAGACGGACAGGTTATCGAACAGACGGGTGGTGACTACGGAGAAGAAGGCTATGTATATCAGGAACTGGCGGAAATCCCTTCTTTCGACGGTAAGTATCCGGTTATCGGTTCCTGGGTGATAGGAGGGCTTTCTGCCGGTATGGGTATCCGCGAAACCTCTTCCAAAGTAACAGACAACCTGAGCGAGTTTATCCCTCATATCATTGAATAAGCCATGTCAGAACAGAAAACCATCAGTCAGGCGGTCAAAGAGGAGTTTCTGGACCTGACGCGCTGGGCCAACAACATGATCCGGCAGCTTCAGACCAACTTCGAAACACAGCATGTATGGCCGGGGGGATTCCCCGGTCCGTACATCGGGTACCGCAATACGCCGGCAGCTAAAAAAAGCACCGGACAGGCTTACCGTCGCATGTATGCCAAGGTGTTCAATGGGGCCGGAGGTGACACAAAGAAGATTTCCTTCTTCTTCAACTATTACCTGTATTTCGTGGATATGGGTGTCGGTGCCGGACAGCCCATCGAAGATGTGGAACGCAGCAAGGATGCCCGTTTCAACCAGCTTTATCAGATATGGAAGGAAGAAGGCGACCGCCAGTCACGACCTATCATTGCCATGGAGGTTCGTCACCAGCTCCGTAGACTGGAAGTGCTCGTGTCTTCCTATTATCAGGACTTCATCGAAAACGGCGTACTGGTTTCTTTCCAGGACGAGTTTAAACGAAGTGATTATAAATTCCGGATGAAATGAAAACGATAATTAGAATATTGTCGAACACGTTCTTGCTGGTAGGGATGTATTTTCTCCAGCAGATAAGAATAGAACTGGCTATCCTTCTCCTGGGTGTCTTCCTGATGTTCCAAAAAGAATCGGAATTGACTAATCTTCTGGGAGGGATTATCACAGCAGCCATGATAGTCATGCTACTTTATGATGAATTAGGGAAATTGGGAATATGGCTTTCGTTACTGGCTTTTGCTTTTATCGGATTTATAATGTTACTGGATAAAGAAATAAGAAAACCCACAAAATTTTAATTATGAAAGAATTAAAAGAAATCATCGAAGAATGGGCCACGAAGTACAAGCCCATGCTTCATACGCCCGGAGAAACCGGAAAGAACAAACGGTTTTTCCTTTTCGACAACATTGTAGCTATTCCATCGTTCATGAGCAAGCTGCCCGACTTGAAATCGCCTTGTGTGGGCTACGAATTTGCCCAGGACGGGACGATTAAAGGCGGTATGGACAAACCTGTGCACGTGATTTATTTCCTCGTTAAAACGGATAATATGAAGCCTACCGACAAGCAGCAGTCATACGAAGCCATTCAGGAAGCGAAAATGCACATGCAGAAGTTTCTTGCCTGGCTCCGTGAGCAGCAGGAGAAACGAAAGATTTTCCGGAACATAAATCTTGAAACGGAAGAGCTTCACTATTCTACCTACGGCCCTTTCCTGAACAACTGGTATGCGGTCTTCGTCGAACTGACCGATGTACAAAAAGTAGAGCTTTGCGTCGACACGAAGGACTATGTGGAGTGAAAATGAAATCCCGGAACGGCGCTTTCGTTCCGGGATTTCTTCTTTATTTTCTTACTTCATAAAGTAGTTTTACATCTTCACCATACACTGCATTAAGCGCTTGTTTAAATGGTGCGCTCAGCTTTTCGTCAATATAAGTCGCTACGTATGCAGCCGGTACAGATAGTGTCACTTCCTCACCATTAAGCGAAACAAATTCAAGCGACGACAGCCAGGTGCTAAATTCAACCGGACTTACAGAACCTTGAAGAAGTTCCATAAATGCCATCCATCGGCTTTTATCTTCCTCGCTTATTGTTTTATGCTTGACGGTTTTCTTCTCCTCTACCCTATTATCTTCTTTTGTTTCTTTTGCCTCCGGAGTGTGCTGGATAATAAAATTCTTGAGTGAAGTCACCACATAACTTTTCGGATTGTTTACTTTATACCGGTTCATTCGGTCACGAAGTGCCAGCACTTCGGCCCGGAAATCGTTCATCAGTTCTTCAGGGAGCATATCGGTCAGCATACGCACATCTGTTTCCGTCAGTTTATATTCAGAGCGAAGCAAGTCCCAAATATCGGCGGGAAGTTTTTGCTGTCTTCGTTTACGCGACATTTCCTCCCCAAGTTCACTCAGCTTGATTTTAAATAATATCTCGTCAGGGTTTCCTCTCTTCGTTGCACCCTTATATACAGGCTCATAATCAAAAGTAAAGTCCACCTGATTTTCGCTGGCCATACGGTCGAGGTCTTCACGTATCGGGTCCATCACTTCCTTACAAAATTTACTGAATTTCGGGTATCGGTCTTTTTCGTAAGTCTTAGTAACTACCCCGTTCACCTCCACATTTTCCAATGTTATCACTCCCAGGAATTTCTTGAGCTCCACATATTCTACCGATTTCTTTGGGAAGTCTTTCCATCTGGAAAGATAAATATAAATGCTTGGTGTACGTTTGCGTTTGCAGATACGGGCTATTCGGTAAATGTGGTCAAGATAACCTTTCCCGTTACCTAAATCGCACAGTTCTTTCAATACCTTTGCATCCATACGCGCTTCCACGTAGTTCATCCTCCTTTCTTTTTCTTTCGAGCCTGAAACCGGAATCATAGGCATTTCAATCGTAGAAAACAGATGCGCGTATGTACGAATAGGTCTTCCCACTTCATCATATCTGTAAAAAGAACAGTTCATCTTCATAAGATTATCGCATGCCTCACTAAGATACATATAGTCACGAGGACTTACTCCAAGAGAGGAAGCGCTGATTCTGAATGTGAGAATCTGATTGTCGTCCAGATCATCAGGGAAAAGTGACATTTGTCCGTCTGCACGTCTGTTTTTCAGAAATTCATTGAAGCGGTCTTGCATGGACTTCATGATTTCTATCATAATACTTCGCTGGTAGAGTGAAAAATCTGCCCCTACCATGGCATACAGATAGGGTTGTTTAATAAACTCTACTGAGCTAAGTTCTTTAATCAGTGAGTTGCTTGATTCGGTGGTGCTTTTCTTCCGTCGCATAGGCTATCAGTTCATTTTTCGTATTTCGTAAGTATTCCCATCGAACTGGAATGTACCTACCTTCACGTATTTTTCATCATCAATAAGAGAGAAAACAGATATTCCCAACGCATCGGCCACACTTTCCAGAAATTGCAGGTTAGTACGTGACGGACCGTTTAATTTCTTTGTCAGACTTGAATTGGAAATACCCAGTCTCTTTGCCAGTTCATCCTTGCTTATACCTGACTCTTTTAATCTTTCTTCTAAATAAATCTTCATTGGTTCGTTATTTGGCACAAATATAGATATATTTTCCAAAAACGGAAAATAAAACGACAATATTTTCCAAAAACGGAAAATATTGAATAAAAATAGTTCGGAAAGTTTGCACCTTTAATCTATATATGTTCGGAAATTTTTCCCTATATGACGGAATCTTTACCCATACACACGGAAACTTAGTACATATTGACGGAATGTTTACCCCTAAAAACGGAAAGTTTGCACCTTTATTAGTATAACTATTTGTTTTATAGCAAATTACGCTTTACTATATATCTTATATCATAATATCATTAATAAAAGCAGACCGATATATTTTTTCTTTTATCCCTTATTTAAGAAACTATCGTTTCTTTATATTATAACATATAGATAATTATATAGATTCTGAAAATCATTGATTATTAGGTTTTTAAAAGCATGTAGGTGCAATGATTCCGTCAATAGGTGAAAAGATTCCGTCAGTAAGGGAAATTATTTCGTGTAAAGGTGCAAAGATTCCGAACTATATAAAGGTGCAAACTTTCCGAACTTTACAATAAAAATCCATCAAAACCGGAAACGAAACTCCGGAAGTGCGTTAATTATGGTATAAACTTAAAACTAAACAACATGAATTTGTCGAAAATCATTTGCATGGCTGCCATCCTGATTATGGCGGCTTGCAGCAAGGAAAACATCGTCCGTCCGACGGATATGGAGCAGACGAGTGAGAAAACGTGCAGGGTGTCTTTCCTTCCGGTGTTTATGGAAATCGGACAGGGAGACATCAACCAGTGGAATAATTCACGTGCCGGCACGCTGGCCGAGCTGGCCACTACCCTCTCCTATTGGGATTACATGGACGGCGAGCAGATGCAGGCGGACACCGTTTCGCTTCCTTCTCCCCTTACCCTGAACATGAAGTATGGAGCGCATCATGTGTACTTCCTGGCTCACAGCAGTACCGGAGGAAGTATGGAAGGCATGAAATATACTCCTGAGAAAGTAACTGAAACTTTCTGGGAGGATTTTTCGCTTCAAGTGGACGAGAATATGGCTTCGAGTCAGGAACTGCAAATGAAGCGCGTAGTAAGCCGTGCTATGATTACCGTGAAAGATGCGTTTCCAGCCTCGGTGAAATCGGTACGGATGACAGTAGGCGGTCATCTTCGCACGCTGGATGTGAATACCGGTAACGGTGACGCAGATTCCGCATCCGACTATACGATTACCTGGGAGATAGGCGACGAGTATGCGGGCCGTAGCGGGCTTTATTTCTCCGTGTTTACCTTCACTCCTACCGAGTCGGAAGAATTTGACGTGACGCTGAAAATAGAGGCTTTGGGAGCCGACGGGAAAATGCTTTACGGTGCACAGGCTTCCGGCGTTCCGCTTCTGAGGAACCGGTGCACAAACGCCATCTGCCGTCTGTTCAGTGGAAATACAGGAATCACTTTTTCTGATCCGGACGAATGGAATCCGGCCATCGAGATAGAAATGTGACATCATTCAAAAAGCGAAGGGCAGAGAAGCGTGTGCTCCCCTGCCCTTTCGGTGTATGAATTGTGCGGAATTATTTCCCCACGATGTCTTTGTAGTATTTGTCAATGAACTCCTGCGCGGCTACATTCAGCAGGTCGATGACAAACACTAAGGTATCTTTTTTTCCCTTGTTACGGCCTTTGTTCATGCTTTTCTTAATGTCTTCCAGCTTCTCCAGCATGTCTTCGTCCAGATAGACATTCCGCATGATGCGTCCCTCTTTTTCATCTTTTCTAATTCTTTTTCGTATGCCGTTTATTTTCCGTTCTACTGCGGGTAATTCACTTTTCACGAATTCTTTATCGGGCGCAGCTTCTTGTTCCGGACGGATGTTTTCCTCTTCCTGGTTATTTGCTTCAACGCATGAGTTTTCAGCAGTGAATGTAGCAGGAGATTCTTCCGTCTTTTCTTCTGCCTTTTCCTGAGTCGCAGCACTCTCCTCCCCTGCCTTTTCTGCGTTGGCGCGTGCTTCCTCAATGCCCTGCCTTGCATCGAGCATTGTTTCATTCAGGTTGAATCGTTGTTTAGCCATAATCGTGTGTTTTACTGGTTATCTAATCGTGATAGAATCTCTTTTGCCAGCTCCATGTAGTCGGCAGCTCCCGTGCAGTTGGGCGCAAAATCGAACACGTTCATGCGCTGCGCAGGCGATTCGGCCAGCTGAATGTTCGTGCGGATGGTGGTATTGAACACCTTCCCAGGGAAATTCTGATTCATCTGTTCGTATGCCTGACGGTGAAGCGACAGACGTTTGTCGTAGCGTGACATGATATAACCCAGGATTTCAAGTTTTGGATTGACCATATTTTTGATTTCTTCGTATTTTGCGGTAATCAGGCCCATCCCATCCAGGGCAAATACTTCGCAGTTGATAGGAATCAGCAGGTAGTCAGAAGCTACCATCGCATTTACAGAAACTACTCCGAAATTTGGTGGACAGTCAATCAGGATAAAATCATAGTGGTCTTTCAGCTTATCCAGCATCAAGCGAAGAATAAATTCACGTCCTGTTCGGCTCACCAGTTCCTGCTCGCACTTATAAAGGTTTGGGCGTGAGGGGATGAAGTCGAAGCTTTCTTCGTTTTCGTTTTCGCATAGCACGCATTCCATGATGTCTGCGTTTCCTGTCATCGCATCGTAAAGGGTTTTACCATCCTTTTCCGTGGCCAGACGGAATCCCATCATTTTAGATGCGTTACCCTGTGCGTCGGCATCTATTACCAGCACACGTTTACCAAGAGAATGTAAGGCTTTTGCCAGATTGACGGTGGTAGTGGTCTTCCCTACTCCACCCTTACAGTTGAATGAAGAAATTGTAATTGCCATATCAAATGTTTTTGTTTTATTACACTGCAAAGATAGTCGTTTTTTTTCATTTCCGCCATAAATACAGAAATATTTTTATGCAAAAATGTAAATATTCAAATGTGCAAACGCATAAAAGTATTTTTGAATAAAAATATAAAAGCATTTTTGTGTGGATACATGAAATAATAATAGAATAAATGAATAAAAACATAGAAAAATAAAAACATAAAAGTATTTTTATATAAACATACTTTTATGTGAAAATACAAAATAGATGATAGAAAGATATTTTAGTATAAAATCATAGAAGTATGAACGTATAAAAGAATAATTGAGTAAAAGTATAAAAGTATAAAAGTATGAAAGTATGAAAGAGTAAAAGTATTTACATTCAAATATTCATATATGTAAAAGAATAATAATGTTTTAATACAAATAAATGAAAATATAAAAGCATGAAATAATAAAAGAGTAAAAGTATTTCTATATAAAAGCATAAAAGCATGTTTGAATAAAAGTATTTATTATAAATCAGATAATCAATTAGTTTCAAAGTTTGCTTATGTGCGGTAAAAACATTATATTTGCAAAGAATTGAGCATGAAAATGTTCTTTGTTTTATTACACCTGGATGGGGAACAGTGGTTCTTCATCCTTTTTCTTTTTGATATTCAGAGAAAATAGGATATATTTGCATCATCATGAGAAAAATAGTAACCATGTTATTGCACACGGTGGTGTGCACTTTATTCTTTATTTTGACAGAATTAAACTTACACAAAGTCCTATTTTCCTGTGAAGGAAGATGGAAGGATAATCGCAAAAAGTAATGTTGTTTGATACAATCATTATCAGTGTTATGTTTACCGCGCTTCCCTGTGAAGGGAGGTGCGTTTTTTTGTCCTTCATTACCATATTAACCTTGTATATCTTTGTACCAAAACAAACGAAAGATGAAGAAACCGACCAAACGTCTGCTCTGGACGGAGGCGTACAAGCTGATGAACGCCCGCACTCCGGACGGGAAAAATAAGCCGTTCGACATACGTTTTGTGTGTAAGGACGGAACGATAAGCGAATGTTACAACGTGCAGCGTGCCGTTTCGTACAACCGCGAAAAGGGATACCGTAAACTGGTAATGCCAAACGGAGATTTCCGTTACGTGTACGACGTACTTATTCTGCAGATTAACGACACAAAGATATTGGTTAAGTAGTTATATGACGACAAACACAAAAAATACAAACCGTAAGAAGTCCAACCAGGGAATAAAGGAGTTCAGAGGAAAAGTGACTTCACTCGTAGACCGTGGATACCAGTATATAGGCATGGCCCGCGTGTCGGAAATCCCGTCTGTATCTTCCTCGGAAATGATGAAAGGGGGAGGGGCCATCGGCGGACTTCCCATTCAGGGCACGTTTAATATTTTCGACAGCCGGCAGTCAAACCCGGTGCCGGTCAGCAATGCCGGGACACCCGGTCTGGGTTACATTCCATGGGGACCGGGCAACATGCTGCCGAATACCATCTACAAGCTGGTAGGCAGTCTTCCATACACGGCGACCGCCATCAAATATATTATCGACCTGACCGTAGGGCTCGGGCCGCAGCTTATGTACCGCTGGTCACGCTACGTAAACGGTACGGTAAAGACTGAGCTGATTCCCTTCAAGGATGCCGGACTGCTGATTCGTAACCGCATCATGGAGATTCAGGCACAGATTGACCAGCAGAAAGCAGAAAGCGGCGAAGAGCAGGGTGGGGGAGGTACAATCACCTGGTCGCAGGCCGTCTCCGGAGAGGAGAAGAAAGATACCGAACAGGTTGGGACACCGGAATACGAGCTGAAACAGCTTCGTGAAGACTATCGGACCTGGGAAGAAACTGACAAGGAATGGGACAAGTTCTGTGAAAATAACAATCTGGAACTTCACTACCTGAAGTGCATGACCGACGACGCGCACATGGACATTTATTTCCCGACCATCGGGCTAAGCATCGGACGGAAGGACGAAGAGTGGGACCCGAAAATCGTGAAGCTGGGAAACATTCCGGCGGTGTGCTGCCGCATGGAGGAAATGGACGAACGGATGCGCATAAACTACGTGTATTATGCGGAGAAGTGGCGAAAGGATGCCACGCCAAAGCTGGAAAGAAAAGATGTGGTGGCCTATCCCACACTGATGCCGGAAAATATGCTTACGGAGCTTCGTCGTCAGGTGGAAAAGAGTAAGAACCGTCCTCCGAAGAAACGTACCACCTGGTTCTGCTGTCCAAGCTATTACCCTTCAATGCTGAAACCTTATTACCCGCAGCCAGCCTGGTGGAGTATCTTCCCGTCGATGACCTTCGATTACGCCACGACATTGATTACCGACAAGGCCATGGCCCGACAAAATGCGACCATGTGGGGGAAAATGATTTTCATCAACAACGAATACCTTCGTGCGATGTTCGATGAAATGGGAGCTGATACTACCGAAGCGAAACAAGCTGTACGTGACAGTATCTATAAGAAGGTGAATGAGTTCCTTCAACGCCGCGAGAACAACGGGAAAACTATCTGTCTGGACTCGTTTGTAGGCCCTGACGGGAAGACGATGCAGCATGCGGTGGAAATTGTGGATGTGCCGCAGCTGACAAATTCAACTGAATTAAAAGACGAGCTTGAAGAGATTTCCAGCATTATCTTCTTTGCCATCGGTGTGCATCCGGCCCTTATTGGTGCGGTTCCTGGTAAAAGCGGTAGCAGTGGGGGAACTTACCAGCGCGAATTGCAGTTGCTCAAGCAAAACCAGCTTTCTACCCGGCAGCGCATTTATCTGCGGTTCATGAAGAATATCTATACATTCAATAAATGGGACAAGCACGGAGAAATAGTCATCCGTCAGCAGACATTTACCACGCTCGACCGCAGCGCAACCGGCACAGAAGAGACAGAATCCACGCTATAACATACATTTTTCTTCTTCTTTTTTTGGTTTTATTCACAGAAAAAATCCCGGCAAAACGTCTGATTTGTCGGGATTTTTGTTGATTTTGGCTCAAGTGTTTATTAATAGATTTTTCAGTGGCGTAGTATCGCCACTTCAGTCGAGCTTAATAGTTTTTTTGGTGGCGATACTACGCCACTGAACTCGCGTAACTACGATTTTTCTTCATCTTTGCTTTTTGAATCTTTATTTTCCGGCTGTTTTTCATGGCTTGTGTTCCCTTGAATGGCGTTTAAAAGATTGATAATCAATCTGTGTTCAATCCGCTTTATCATCAGGAACTGGGTGCATGTATTGGTTATCTGTGCAATGATGAAAGAAAGCATCAATATAATAGAGATGAAAAAATTGTACAACAAGTCCCTTGTTTCAGTCCCGTTAAAATATGAAAAAACAGAAAAGGCTATTTGAGCACATACGAAAATAGGGAAAATAAAGTTGATTGCTTTTAAGATTTTATCTTTCATAATCTGTTTGTATTTTTATGTATAAATGAATGTATAAAATTACTGTTCTATTTCCACACGCAGATAGGGCATTCCGCCTGGTAGCATTGGCCATATCTCCGCGTCTGGTGTAAGCATCCGCATCTGTTTCGAAGCGAGTCCAAGCAGGCAAAGCTTTTCTACCTCTGTATGGAATCCTGTCCATAATTCTCCATCTTTTGCGCAAGCAGCTTGCAGGAAAGAAGCTCCGCCACCTTTATCTTTAAAGAAGCCTTCAGGTAATTGCAACAACATTTCTCTGATTTCCTGCCGGTGCTTTTCGATACGTTCCGTATGGAATCCTACATTTACGTTGGTATTCTGAATAGAACGCACAAAAAAATGAAGTCCTTCTTTCTTACATTCTTCGTATTCTTCGTGGCTGTGAAACATGCAGTCGGCGAAAATTCGGTCTACATTTTCAGTATTCAGTTCGGTCATGGCTCTGTGATTTTAATGTCGTCAAGGTTATTGAAATTAACGATGATCTTTGTAATAACGTACACATATTCTTCTCTGCTTTCACCTCCCAGATAGGTGGCTGTATTTATTTCGTCAATGTCCGAATGCGGGAAAGCGCTTTTGAAAAGTTCTTTCAGCATATTGAAGTTTTTCTCAGAGGCAGTAAGGTGATGCCCAAAGTTTGTAACAGACGATACATCGAATCCTTTTTGCTTCAACATCTCCACCTGATTTTTTATTTCCCTTTCACGGCCGGAAGGATAGATATATCCTCTCAATGTGGCGGTCATTTTGTACGGGCAGAAAATAATGTCATCTATATTTCCGGTTCCTTCGTTGTGCCACCATTCACCAAAGGATTCAGTGATAAGTTTCAACCGTTCCCTTGCATCCTCGTTCGATACCTTCATTCCGATCTGTTTTCTTAGTTCCCGGTTTTCATGGTTGAGTGAGCGTATTTTCTGGATGTATTCATTGTACTTTTTGTTGATGTCACCTTCATATCCGAGGCTGTTCAGAATTTCTATAGAATTTTGTTCAAACAATTCTGCACTTGACTCTTTTGTACCTTCGTTTAGTTCCCCTTTTTGAAGCAAATAAAGCAATAATGAGAAATTTTTGACCAACGTCTCCATTTTTACACACAACATTCCGTGCAATGTTCCGTCCGGATCAAGAACCGGAGTCTTATCATCGTTCTTTTTAAAGTTGATTTTTCTTTCTTCCATAGTTTTTTTGTTTTAAATGTTTTCGGCCAGCAAGTCTGCTATGTCATCAAGTCTTATCAATTCGCTTTCCTCGCATGAATTTATGCAAAGAATAATGAGTCTGTTTATCTTTACTTTTCTATTCATTACTACATCCAGTTTTGTCTTTCCTCGATTTGCATCGTTTAAATACAAATGCTCATTTACCGCTTCTTTCAGCTCTTCCGATGGGTCCTGTTCCGAAGATTTGGCAAACTGAATCATCAGTTTTATAGCTTCTTCTTCACTTTCGTCCAATTCACGTTTTTCTATGTAGTCATAAGTCCCGCTTTCGTCCAGTACAAAAGATTCCAGGTCGGCGTATTCGTCACAGTCGTATTCTGACTGCACTACGTTTACAATATCCAGTGCTTCCTGTGCCATATCCCTTTCGCCTGAATCAATATATCTGTCACATTCATGAACGAAAACGTCTCGTATATATACAAGCTGGTCCTCGGTAAATTCTTTTTTCATGGTTTATTTGTTTATCTTATAACAGCTCTGTAATTCACTTGTAAATATAGAAAATTCTTTTTTACCAGGCTCTCCTTTCTTGTTCAGTTTTACGACCACCACACGCGGATTCCCGAGGTAATGAATCACCTTTTGCTGGAACCGGTTTACCACCTTAAATGACTCACCAGTTACGTTGTTTGTCAGGATGTCTCCCGTGTGAATGATGTTCCCGTTACAGTCTACAAGGAATTTATCGAGATATTCCTGTTCTTTCTGCTTGATTCTTTTCTCGTATGGTTGCGAGATCCTGTTCATTTCGTTATGTATCTCCAGGAGTTTCATTCTGTATGGAGCGAGCTCGGATTCCATTTCTTGCTTTATGGAAAGGATATCTTCTTCCAGTCTTTTTGCACCTTCTGATTTTGATTCCATTATTTGATTGATTTAAAGTAATTCATCAAGATTATCCATTAAATTTACTAGGCACACTCTTAAATCGTCAATGTAAAATTCATTTTTTGTCCATGTGAATATTTTATATGTGCTCCAACATCCAATTGGTACAATATGAAGAAAAACCGAATCACAGTCTTCACCTGGCGTAATACGGGCAGAAGCAGTCATACCTTTTACTTTTTTTGTCATATCGAAACTGACATGACTATCATTATCTGCATGGATGTTTTGTATAAGTCCTTTCTCTTCCAGTGGTTTCAGGTATTTCGTAATGTATAAATCGGTGTTTACTGACTTCCTATTTAGTTCATCATTAAGGGATTTATTTGCGGCCATCAGTCTTTGATAAATAAACATCCGTTCTGGGGATCTGAATGTTTCCTTTACTGATACATCGGACTTGAAAAATGTGATATGGTCTTCGTCTGCCTCTGTTTCGATAATGACTTTCATTGAGTCTTCTCGTGACGGCTCATTCAGTCTGAACATGATTCGGCATCTGCATGGAATAACCCGCAAGTCTGTGATAATTCCTTTCTCTTCCAGCGGTTTCAGGTATTCAGACACATATTTTTCTATTGAATAATCGTTTGCGGTCATAGGCTTATTTCTATTTGATAAATTGTTCTTTTATATACTTTATTCCTTGAAGGATATATTGTTCAATTGTCTCTGTGTAATGCGGGTCATTCTTCGGGTTTAGAAGTCCGGCCATGTACAATGGCCTGTATTTGCAAAATCCAGTAGTGGGATAAAAGAATACGCAGTCTTCATTTTTACCTGGTTTTAAATGCGCGGATATTTCTTTCCCATTTATGTTTTCTACCAGCGTAAACCAAATATCTCTCTCACAGTCTTCATGAACGTCCTTTATAAGACCTTTTTCTTTTAGCGGTTTTAAGTATTTGGTGATATATTCATTTCCTTCCTCAAGAACAACTCGATTGCTCTTTTCATCATACTGCTTCACCCATTTCATTTCACCTTCTAACCGTTCTTTAGCATCTGTAATGAAATAGAGTATATTTTTTAGTTCATCGTATGAAATCTGGTAACTAATCGCAGAAAAGAACAAAGTAAACTTGATTGTGTTTGAGTTGTCTTTTTTGTTTATTTCTGCTTTTATTGGAAGTCCTTTTATTAGTTCCTTCAATTGGAAACGTATCCTATTCAGATTAGGGTAAATTCGTATTCTGTATATGGTTCCTTTCTCTTCCAGAGGTTTCAGGTATTCAGACACATATTTTTCTATTGAGTAATCGTTTGCGGTCATGATAAATATGTTATTTCAGTAGTTTTTTAATCTTTGCTACGAGTTTTGACCAAGCTTTTTGACAGATTTTGGAAATTCCTTTTTGATTTATTTTTTCGTCATAATTGCCTGTATTAATATTTCTGATAGACTCCCTGTACTGAGGATAGTCAAGCATGTTAAGCAGACGGTTATCGCTGGATATAAATTTCTGTTTGTCCCACATTTCATGCAAGACTTCTTCACTGAATACTCCTTCCCAAAGTAATATATCTTTCAGTGCATCAATGTTTATTTCCTTGACTCCGTACTGGAAACATTTATACTGGAGGTAATTGGTATACATTACGGCGATGGCCGGACGGTCTATAAGTGTACTTATTATAAGTGCTGAAGGATAATCTATCTTGTAAGGAAAATTTTCAGCGACAAGATTTATCATGAAAGAAGTGTAATCAAACTGCGAAGAAAGTTCTTTATGTGCATTCAGGAAATTACCAACAATCTCATGATTCATTTTGAAAATGGAAAGTAGTTTCCTTTGTGTATCATTTATTTCTATTTTTGATTTCCCATCCAGTTCCTCACACCATTTCTGAATGGCGTCTGGACCGAGGTCTTTCTGATGTTTAAATTCCATAGCTATATTGTTTAATGGTTTGTTACTTTATACGTTCCGACTGGTCCGCACATGTTACATGGGTAATCTCAAGGTTTCTGCAGCTCATACATGTGGGTACGGTAGGGGAGTAGACACGTTCGCATTTCAGGCAGATCCATCCGTATTGTGAAGGTGCTGGCGTGTCGAGAGCAGGTTTGTTTTCACTGCGGGCCATTTTAACGGCCTTTATCGCATCGTCCAGAGATACGGTGTAGTATAATTCACCTCCAGTGAATCGGCCCGTTTTCTTTTCGTTAAGGTATTCTTCTGGTGTCATGGCTCAATTATTTGTAGTTCATTACCAACTTTCAGTTTGGCTAAGAGTATATTTACGGCTGCTACCTGATTTGACAATTCATTGAGGTAGATCCTAAATATTTCTTTTATCAGCTTGTCATCCACGTTTATATTGACAGTCTTGGATTTTCCTTTTTTATATCCGAACAATTTTCGTTCTTTGTAGATAATGAACTGATGAAGTTGAATATTTTCCATCTCTTTCATGTTTTGAATGGCTTCATCGAGCATTTTCAGCCTTCTTGTGGCTTCCACTTCATTACCAAGGATTCCCTCTACTTCATCTATCAGTTTCTTTAGATCTTCCGTCATAATTCATTCTGTTTATGATTTGTGGGGTAATCACTCCACTCTCTTATCTCTGCATTGCAGCAGGGGCACAAAATATATAGCAATGTTTTTTCTATTCTTGTAAATGGTAACTTCCCATCACTTCTGGATAGCACGTCCCTTTTATCGAAAGTAAACTCGCACCCGCAGAACTGGCAGGTCGCTATTTTCTTATCGTATTTCCCTTCTTTGATAATTTCAATCATATTGTTACAGGTTACGACAACACCACATACATGGCTGCCAAAAACAGATAATATAATTTGGTTTTACTCATGTTTTTTTAGTTTTGATTAATATCCGTTTTCACATGCTTTGCAGCAAAATTTCTCACGATTTCCAGCATCGGAATCAGTGATTTCGTATTTACGCCCGCACTGCTGGCAGGTATATTCAATCACGTCCGACTGATAGTATTTGCAGGAATCTCCCGCTTTTACTTCCTTCCCGAAATTGGTACATTTCCCGTTGTCATAACTGTTGCATGTTGCGCAGGTGGGGGAGAAGTTTTCGCAGTTGTCTAATTTCACTCTGACTGTCACTTTTTCTTGATGTGAAGTGAAGTAAGGTTGCTGAAACTCTTTTCCATTTTTAAAGTCGATACAGTAAAATCTAAACATTAAATTGCTAAGGCATATAATGTTATAATCAGAGATGACTCGATATATATGACTCATGTGCCTTTCCCCGTTACCACATTCAATAGCCATGTTGGAATAATCAGGTATTGAATCTGCTACAATACCCATAAACTCTCTAAATGTGTTTTTTATGACTTCCGGATCATGCTGTATATACTCATTTGATTCTAAGTCACGTGCTAATATTCCGAGTTTTAGATTTATCGAATTGCATTTATCGCACAGTTCTTCATATTTAATAGCTTCTGCTTTTTTGTCGAATCGGCTACCATCATTTGTTTCGTATATTTCTATTGCTTTCATAATAAATTTATATTTAGAAGTTCGGGGTTATCGTGAATATTACCTATTACATCTATATCCATTTTCTCCCACCATGATATAGGAGGTTGCATCCAAATATCCAATTGGTCCTGATTGTTCAAATCACAAATATTGGCGATACAAAAGGCTGCTCTCTCTGGGATAAATTTCACCAATTTTGGAAAGTCTACGTTGACAGTTATTATGTCTCCGTCGTAGATTTCCGTTTTGTCCTTATCTTTTCTCCCGATGAACTGGCCAACCGTATTTTCCTTATAATGGTTCCAGAATTATTTTCTATGTATGTTTGAGTCTTCACGAACCGCAACCATTGATTACGGATTTTCCCCCAATATTCAATATCAATACTGTTGAAAATATGCCTGCGAATTTTTGCAGCTTTTTTAGCGTATTGCATAATGTCTTCGATAGGCCGGCACATTCTTCGTTGAATATCAAAACCAATTTCTTCGATTCTGTTAAAACAATTCACTTTTATGTAACATAGCCCGATTTCCTCTACTTCTGCAAAGACAAATATGTCGCTTAAAAAGAATGGATTAGGTGTTTCATATATTTTCATATCAGTTATTTTTATTTTTCCGTATTAGGTATTAAGTCTTTTATGTAAGCCCATCTTATAAGTCCCCAATCTTTAACATAATCATCCCATGCAAAAGGTTCATCTTCGGAAGGGTATATACCATCGACATGATAAGCATGTACAGCGTTTTCATAAAGGAAATATTCTTCATAATTAGGCTCTTCTTTTACACCATGCCACACGCTGTCTATTCTCCATTCTGCGACATTTACACAAGCATTCTCAACATCTTCCTGTGAAATTGCGCTTCCTCCGTAATAAACCAAGCATGCCAGATTTTCGGCTTCCTTTTTAGCTGCGTTTTCTATATCTTCTCTTTTCATGGTTTTTCTTTTAAGTATTCTTTATTCAGGTGATTGTTTTCTATAAGCCATTCAAACATTCCGATGGCTGCGTTAAATATGCTTCCATCATCCCCCGTATCAAATCCAGTAAGATAATTTATCGTCTTGTCTTCATTGAATGAGAAATAGGCAATGTCATCTGTGGATATAAACAATCCCCAACGATTGTTCCCTAAAACTATATCTTTAGGCATTATCTTCTGAATACGTGTAAGGCTCCATGCAGGAACATCTTTTCCCCAGAGAGCGTCGAAAATTTCCTCTCCGGTCATAAGGGTGCCGTCCGGGTGTTTATGGAAAGGGCTTCCCAGTTTTGCGATTCTTTCCGGTGTCCAATACTTCCCTCTCAATGTGGGAGGTTTTGTTTGAAGTTCCCATTCCAATGATTTTACCCGGCTGCTGGTGTGGTGATACACCATGTCGGCCGTTTCCGGTTTCAGCCCCAGCGAAAGAAGTATTTCCGACTGGTCGCGTGTGGTTGCTATTTGTGATTTGAAGTCCATATATTATTCCTCCACTTTTACAAAGATTACACTAGTTTTATCCTTTCTACTTATATCGCATTTACCTACAAATGATTCAGCAAAATCGTCACACATCGGGAAATTCTCGTTCCAGAAAAAACATCCTACACACGATGTAGGCTTTTTAGATGGTTCAACTCTCAGCTTCACAAGCCCGCACTGAAATGTTTCTCCGGCATTAAATTCTTTCTTCGCCATAATCAATCTTCGTCTTTAGGGAACAAACTCTCAATATCTTCATTGGTATAATAGCTTAGCACATCTTCAAAATGGGAAATGCAAATACCGGTATTTTGTGCCACACAGTCTACATAAGTTTCAAAATCTACTTTCAATATGTCATCAAACACCTCCTTGCAATTGGAATAGTCTATCCACACCATAAGACCGTAATTTTCTTGCCATTCATGGGTGTCTACAAGTTCTTGTAGCCTTTTTAATTTCTTGAAATCCATATCCTGTTTATTTTTATTGTTCTTTATTTCCTCATAAATCATCTTTGCAAGTTCCGGAACAGACTTGTCACACCAGCCGTCTGCTATGTCGTCTTTTTCTTTGTCAAAGTGATTTTCGGCAACATATTCGTTCACCCACGATTGAAAATCATCCTCCGAAATACCATAGTCGGGGTCATATTCTATGTAAGATGTAAGTGAATAGCAGTGTTCGTGAGATTTCCATGGATATACAGTTCCATCATAGACAAGCGTCTGATTCTTGTATCGTTCTCCAGCGTGGATAGTTCCACCGCAATAATCGCACCGGTGTTCTTTACGGGCGATAGGGGATTTTTCTTGTAATACTTCTGGCATATTATTCTTCTTTTTTATCGTTCTGTATTTCAGATAATTTATTAATCACTAGGTATGTAAGCATAAATTCTATGAAAAGGATGTCGTAATCCAAACCGGAGAAATAGCTCATTGCCATAACGAAAGCCACAAGACCTACAAAAATTGCAGTAGCAATAAAATACTCTTTCATCATTAATACCTGAATTTACCGAACTGAATAACTGCCATCGGCTGACTGAAGTCATAACCCCGGAACCACTCTTTCCAGTCGTCTACCGACAGACCATCGTTGTCCGCAAGTTCTTTCAGTTCCGGATATTTACCGTCGATGTCAAAGAAATTGAAAGAGGCACATCCGTCGCGATCCAGCTGGAAGGTAAGTTTCTGAATACCTGTTCCTGATTCCGCAGTCAGACAGCCTATTGTTATTTGCCTGCTGAAATACGGACGGCCTTCCCACTGACGGACGGAGATAACCGATTCACCTTGCTGCACCTCGTTTATGCGTTTTGCCCAGAGCGGAAAGTTGGCCCGGATGGTGTGTCGTTTTTCTCCGGAAAGGAATTTCTCACGGAATCCGGTAGGGCTCCCAGACCGGGGATGTTTGGTCGGGAAAGATTGCGAAAGCATGAGCACGTAAGTCTTTTTCATAACTTTTTTAGATTTCATGTTCATCGTTTTATTACATTTTACCTACCGCAAAAATAACAATTTTCAACCGAAATCACATTAAAATTGTTTCTAAATTTCACAAAACCTCCGATTTTTCGTTTTTTGTCCTTCAAACTACCGAATCAGACCGCTAACTTTGAGGAAAAACACAAAGACTATGCTAGTAACGAAAACCGAAGAAATCAGGGCATACGTGCCTACCAGCGTGTACAGCGGCGACCAGTCACTTCTCACAATCATGGAAGAGACAGAAGAGAACATTCTTGTGCCGATACTTGGGCGGAAACTCTACGAAAAGGTATGCGAAGAATACGATAAGGCCATGGAAGAGTATGGCGGAGTGACGGCGGCCTACGTGGAAAAAGAAAACCTTACACCCAAAATCCGTCTGATACGTGCCTGTCAGCTTCCGGTGGTCTACTTGTCGCTGGCCAACAGCACCGGCATTCTCACGGTGAGTCTGAACGACGGCGGTGGACTGAACCAGGTGTACACCGACGGGTACGACAAGGCCGACGAGAAATCCGTGAGCCGGTTTGAGCGCGATGCGTATTTCAAGGGCCGTCGCGGAGTGGACCGTCTGCTGGTATTCCTGGAAGAGGATGCGTGCAGTCAGGCTCCCGTGTTTGCCGATTTGTGGCGCGAAAGCCGTTACTTCTACCTGCAGGGCGACTTGCTTTTTACTACCGCTATCGAGATGAACCGTTTTCTGGACATTAACGAAAGCCGGGAGAAATTCATCTCAATGTTGCCTGACATACGCTATTGCCAGAGCGCTTACATAGAGCCGGAGATAGGGGAGGAGCTGACCGATGCGCTGGTGAAATGGTGCACGCGCTCGCTAAAGTCCGACCTTTTCACGGGCGAAGACAAGGATGCCATAAATGCGGTGTGGCAGAAGGCGGTGGACTGTCTTCGCATGGCGCTGGCACTCTACATCGAGTCGCGCCGTCCGGAAAAACAGCGCAAGTACAGCGAAAACGAGGCAGCTTATTCCATGACAAAGGCCCGCAAATTTATCTCCAACCATCAGGATTCTTTCGGAGAGTTTATCAAGGATTCTCCGCTGTATGTGCCTCCGCTCACTGAAACAACCGGACCGGACAAGCAGCCCATATTCGATTATGACAACCAGGACAACGCCATCTTCGTCATGCGTCCGCAAGCCTTCACCAGGCACTGATTTTTTGTCCTTCATTCCCAGTTGTCATATACCTAACTTTGGAGTATAAAGAAACGACAAATGGATACGACAAACTACCAGATACATCTTCCGGCCCTTCTCGACAGCTGGAACCGGCTGTCGACCGAAGAGCTGGAAGAGGTGAACAGACTTTACAAGCGTAAGGAGGCTATGGCTGCGGAAGGCGACGAGGAACGTGCCGACCGCCTTTTCAAGCTGAAGTGCTTCATGCTTTTTCTCGGACTGAAAATCGTGCGGCGCACCGTGACCGATGAAAATGGTGAAACGGTGTTTCTCTTCCGGCGCAAAGGGATTCGCCACCTGTTTGAGCGCATTCCCATGCGGGCATGGCAGGTGGACCAGTGGATTGACCAGAAACTCGGTTTTCTGGACAATCCTTTTGCACGCACCGTCACTCCCTACGGAATTATCCGCCTTCGTATGGGGACCCTTCGTCTGAAAGCGCCGAAAGATGTGATGTCCGATGTCAGCTTTGCGCAGTACCAGTCCGCACAGAATCTGCTTATCATGTACTGGGACGCACAGAAGGTTCTACAGACGCTTGTAAGGCGAAAATCGACCCATGCCGCCATCCGGATGCAGTTGCGCCGCATGAAGCAGGCACGATGCCGGTTTCTGGCCACGCTGTTCAACGAATCCGTGCGCGAGACGGGAGAGATACGCGAAGGACGCTACCTGCGCAAGTGTAAGCGCCGCGTGTGGTCGTTCAACTCCGGACAGATACAGAAAAACGCTCGCTGGTTTAGCATGGTAGAAGCCCGCATGTTCCCCGTCATGGTGCAGTATTTCCAGAGTGTGCAGGAAGCCTACGCACGCATGTATCAGGAGCTGTTCACGCCTAACGGGAAAAAGAACGGACGGCAGAACCCTATCAAGATAGAGGTGGAAATGATTAACAACATCATGAAGTATCAGGGATTCAGTGACTACGACGCAGTGTACGACAGCGAGGCGGTCCGCATCCTGGGAATTATGAATGCCATGGCAAAGGAAGCAAAGGAAATTGAGAAAATGAATCAGAAATACAGAAAAGGGAAATGATAACCGATTACCAGAGTAACGCATACCGAATTTCTTACCAGGGCGTGTCCATGATAGAAAATGCACTGGAAAACCCCAACCTGATTCAGGTGGGGGTGGTTCCGGGCTGTACCATCATGGTGGCTCCGCAGAAAAGCTACGGCATAGATTATCTGCCCAACGGAGAATACCGAAGCTGGACGCTGACGGGATACAACACCCGTCTGAACCGCACTGAGGCGCACTACATCTATGCCCGTCTGGAACGTGGTTCTGACGATGCCATGGTGCTTTTTTCCGTGAACGACTATGCTACTGACGGAAGCATCGGCGGAGAGAATCCCAGCGAAGATTTCTATTACATACGTATCGGAAGCATTACCGCCACCGACAGTCTGGAAGCTGCCACACTCGACCGTGAAATTACACTGGACTACGGTAAGCTTTCTACTCCTGAAGGACAAACGCAGGATACAGCCGGATGGAAAGAACTGTTTGAAGTGACAGCCGATGACCTTATCCGTCCGCTGAAACGCTTCACTTCCTACATAGTTCAAGGCACGCTTTCCATTATCGGCAAGCTGGTTATCAACGACAAGCAGATTTCTGATGTGGCACGCCAGGGAGATGAGGGAGACTTCCTTCAAAGCGACGAATCCGTGCCCACAACCAAGTTGCTTACTGGAAAATATTTAGACCTTCTCAGACAATACCTTATCAATAAAGACCGTGAAGACTCCACGAAATTCTTGCTTACGATGATGGCAGGAATTGTGGTAGGAGAGAAAGGTTTTGCCGAAGGTTTAACCGGTTTTGGCGCAAAGATAGATAAAAAAGGATACGGAGAAATGCGCGGACTTCGCCTGTGGGAATTTCTGGAGGTTCCTGAACTCCGGTACAACCGTGTAGAGATTTTCCTGGGGATTAAATGGCGTGTACCTGGTGCTGGAATTATTCTGTCATGCACACCTGATACGGATTCGGAAGGTAATCAGCTTACAACTGGAACTTGTACACTAAAGCTGGAAAAAGGAGAGTTTGGTGCGGTATCTAAGGATGACATTGCACTTGGTATCTTCCATTTTGGCGATGAAAGGGATGCTACCGAGGATTCTGACGACAGCAAAGGTAACTTCAAATTTTCCGGATTTGCAACCACCTATTTTCGCGTGACGGAGGTGTCGGGAGATAATAATGAGACATTCCGTTATGCACTTCGTCCTGGATATACTATTCATCCACAGCCACAGATGAATTTTTCATGCTACGGAAACTTTACTGATGAAGCAAGACAAAGCTCCGCATACGAAACACGAACATATACCCGACTTCTCTGGAAACAGAACGACTGGGAATTTACGGTTGGGAATATTGCCATGCAGTATGGCGACCTGACGAATTTGAACATATTCGGGCTGAACATGTCTGGTTACTCCATGTACCTTAATTCTGTGTATTTTACTGGTACAATAAATCAAGTAAGACCAGATGGAACGCCGGTTCTTGTGGCAAATGACAGAGGTCAATGGGAAAGTGGCACAAAATATGAATTTTATGACCGTGTAAGCCATGATGGTATATTGTGGCTATGCGTAGCAGAAGACGGGACAGATACAGAACCTTCCAAGGAAAATGCTGATTGGCTTCTACAAGTAGATAAGGGTGAAGATGGAGCTGGGTTAACTTATATTGGAAGGTGGAACTCAAAATTGGTAGTTCCCAAAATGGGTTCAGTAACAATGAATGGAAGCACTTTTGCTGCAAAAGTAGCTACCACTAATCCCCCGTTATGGTGTTGGACAGATAATCAAGGAAATAGATTCATATTCTCTGATGGAGGGTATGTAATGACTGGCGAAGAAAACACTTCAGAGTATGATATGATTGCCAGTAAAGGAGAAGATGGAGTTTCCATAGAAGAGATCTATACGCGTACTACTGTTAATTCTACGCCGTCTACTCCAACCTCCCCGCAAATAGATGATTATATACCTTCAGGGTGGACACGTACACAGTCAGGAATATCTTCTTCTTATCCTTACGAATGGGTATCAAAACGAAGGAAATCTTCCGATGGCGTATGGGGACTGTTTTCTACGCCCGTCGTGTGTGCGCAGCTTGGAGAGAAAGGAGCCGACGGGCTTCAGGGATGTGCAATACGCGAATCTGAATGGGCTTTGAATACGGAATATCGCAATGATAGTGATGTAACCGATGGTAGTCTTCCTGTTCGTTATATAGACGTGGTGCTTGTAAGAAATAACGCCATGGAAACAGGTTGGGACGCATACCAGTGTTTGAAAACGCATGTATCGAGCAGCAGCATTACATACGCTAATACGCAATATTGGAAAAAGTTTGGAGCGAATGTAGGTTCTATTTTTACATCACTGATTATATCAAAGAATGCAAAAATACAGTTGTTTCAGGGAAACGACCTGCTTATACAGAAAGATAACGGTACGGTTACTGCAGGTATGACAGGAAGCAATTCAGGTAGCCTTGTGCGTATTTTTGCCGGAAGCACTTACGAGAATCGTGCTTCTGCTCCCTTCCGTGTGACAGAATCTGGTGAGATGTATGCTACAAAAGCACACATACAAGGTGAAGTCGTAGCTACGAGCGGGTCTTTTTCCGGTGAGTTGAAAGGAGCTACAGGAACTTTTACCGGTTCTCTTACTGCAGGAGATGCAAATGGTGAAAGGATTATAATAGATTCTGGAGCTAAATCAATAGGATTGATTAGTGGTAATTTACTATTGTCTTATTGGGAGTTTTTTAATCATAACGGATTTAAGTCTTGTAAATTAACATTGTTGGACAACGATTATGAGAATGTTACTATATATCCTCATGAGATAGGTATTTCAAGAGTTGATTTATCAGCAAAATTAACCCCTTCTTCACTTACAATATCTTCCGGTTCCATTAGAACAGAAATTGGTTCCAATAGAATATATATGAGTGATGGAAGTAATTCATATATAGGATTTACAGGTACCGCAGAATATGTGCCTCCAAATGGGTATTCAAAAACTCTTTATTTCAGAAACGGAATTTGTTATAAAATATCATAATCATGAAACTGAATTTTAAAGAATTACACGTTTTCAACGGTCTTTCACGCGTCACGGAAGCAGTGGAAGATGTAAGAGAAATGTTTGCCGATGCTATCTACGCATCGGGCAGGGGAGTTGCTTCGCTTGAATTGTGCCGTAAGATATACAATTCAGATGGTGAAGAAGAATATGACGAAAAAGAAGTGGAACTGATTAAGGAATATTCCAGGTTCGGGAACCCACGTTTTATTGATGCTATTGACAACATGATTGAAAAAGCAAGACAAAATGATACTACAAGCAAGTAACGGATGCCTTCTTACTCAGAGTGAGGAAGTTCCAATTAGTGAAAGACGTTTTGAAAAATCAATGATTGTTTCATCCATGGAAGAAGCGGCATTGTGGAAAGAAATACCAGAATCAGAAAAAGACTCTATGATTGAAGAAGGAAATCTGTTTTATCCTGAGAATCTGGATTATAATTTCCTGAACAAGCTCGTATCTTTAATGGGAAAAGTATCATCAGATATTAATAACATTAGCCTTACAAACAATCAGGCATTGGAACTAAAGCGTTTATATCCCAGTTTTAATGAGGTAATCGGCACAGAAGCCCCTTCTGGTTTTAAGTTTAATTTTGATGATGTGCTTCTTGAAGTAGTGACTCCACATACTTTATCAGAGGATACTATGCCAGACCAGAATCCTATGCTTCTTTCACTTTCTCCTGATGAATCTGAAAAAGTAATTTATTACAGACCGGTTCTTCCGGATAATAAGGAAACTGTTTAATGAATATTATATAACAAAAAACAAACGATTAAAACATGTAATTATGGCAGATAAAAAATTATCAGACGTTACATCCGTTGAAGATTTTGATTATTTTCTTGGTGTAAAGAGTAATGGGGATGTACAAAAGATGTCAAAAGATTCCATGAAAAAAGTAATTTCTGAATTAATGTCATCATTTTTACAAATAGATTTTCCTAAAAATTTTATAGTTTCAAATCCGAGCAATATGGAAACTGGAATAATCAGTATAGGAGATGCATCTAGGGAAATATCAAAATCAGAGAAATTGAATGAGCCTTCAGAAGATATTCCTTTCATAAGAGGAATGGACTCTAACGGGAATCCTATATATATTGGTACAGAACAGTTTTCATCAGTCCTGGCGGAACTGATGGGAGTTGGGTTTCTCGAAAAAGGTAATTATCACGATATTAATGAAGTGGGCACATATACGACTTATTCTAATACGCCACAAGCTGGCCCATTTTTCTCGATTCAATGTGGCGATTCATGCATTCAGGAGTCAATGTCCTATGGTGGCTATTCTTTAATGGTTAGATCTTACAATCATGTTGACGGGAAGTGGAATGAATGGAAGAGCATTGCCATATAACGCATGTTATACTACGGCTATTTAATACCCAATACAGTTACAAAAATATATGCAGGATTTGTACCTTCTCCAGCTTTTATGCGAAAATAGCTATCTGTATTTTCTTGATCTATCTGACTCAGACAGCTTTTCATTTTAAATTTGTTTCCATGATGTCCAACTATTATAATGCATTCTTATATATGCTAATCCATTATCTCCACCTGCACATAATTGCATACGAATCCATCCGTCGCAAGAAAATGCCACTAATATGCCATAATTCACGGGCATATTGTCCTGTTGTGAGTCAAATTTATAAACTCCGTTATTTACGTTATTGACATCACCTTCCAAATTTAATCCAATGGCACTCAGGAAACCTGATTTTGACATTAATCCATCATTTTTTAAAGTAGCCGTTCCAATAAGTTCCGCCAGAACTTGTAAAAAGCCTCTTTACGAGGCTTTTTACAATCCTTTTAATTGTCTTACAAACGAATTGTCGTCAATCTTTGCATATATCATCGTAGTCTTTATTTGTCTATGACCGATTACTTGCTGTATTGTAGTTATAGGAACATTTCTATTAATCAATCTGCTTGCGCAAGTATGTCTTGCAACGTGAGCGGTTACATGCTTGTTAAGTCCACTTCCTTTAAGAGCGGAAGATAACCTTGAATTGAATCTGCAATTGCTCCCCACATAAAAAAACTCTGAAAGCCGATTCTGATACTGATTATATATTTGCTCACCTCTTCCATCAAACAGAGCAAAAAGAGGTATTCTGACATGTGTATTTGTTTTTACGGAATTATATTCAAGCCAAATCCGATCATCTTCCAACTTGAAGTTCTTTTCGTTGAGAGAAGCAAAATCACTTATCCTAGTTCCAGAATAGCTCATGAATAAGAATTGATTGATAGTTAGCTTTTTATTTTCTGATAACGTCCCAGATGCTACATAATTCTCAATCTTACGTATGTCATCATCACTTAACGACTTCAGTTTATAAGTATTGTTCAGGTCTTTTGGATCATGGTAAAAAGCGAATGCATCCGATGGAACCTTATTCCCATACAATTTACGTGCGATATTATAATATGTCTTAACAACATGCATTTCCTTGCATACGGTTGAATATTTAAGTCCGGAATTAATTAAAAATCCCATGAATCCGCGGAAGAAATCCTCTGTCAATGATATGACAGGACAAGAACCTTTGAATTTTTTTATAGTCTTCAAAACATTTGCATGTATTTCTATAGTCCGAGGTTTTAACCCTCTTTCATTCATGGATTTTTCCCACATTGCATACCAGTCTGCAGAAGCTCCACGTTTTGAATATATGTCATGCAATTTAGACAATGTAATTTCTCCAGAATAAGTTAGTTCAATCTCTTCCAGGTTATACACAAGTTTTCTGATTAGCAGGTTAAGATTAGCGGCATTTGGACTTTTAGAAATAAGTCCGGATTCTTCACTCCATTCGTCATTAAACACTCTGACATTAGTATCTAGTTCTATTACAGAACCATACTGTGAACATTTCACAAAAATAGCTAGCATTCCTCCGTGTACACGATGTGTTACAAGCTCATACTTAATTTTATTCATAATGATTATTATTAGATGCACTATAAATATATTAAAAATTAAGCATAAACAAAATGTCAATCATAATAAAAAGCTATATTTGCAGCTATAATTCTTAATGAATTATTAGATGCATAAAGGGGGATATTTCCAAGAGAGGTATATTCCCCTTTTTATTGTTTTAAAGTGCAAATAAGCATTCAATTATCAAAAAAACATACCCGTTTTATTCGGAAATAAATATTTTTTGTAATTTAGCGGCGTGATAGGGAAAACAGGGATTCCCTTCTTCGATGAGAGTTTTATCAACACAGAAAGGAGACAAGCGATTGTCTCCTTTTTTGTTTTTGTCCTCCGAGAAACCGTCGTTTTTTTTGTCCTTCATTCTCCAATGTGCTCTTCGTAACTTTGTACTGCAACAAAAACCAAATGTTTAACTAAAAACGACGACAAAATGAAAAAGATGATTTTATTGTTTGCAATGCTGATCTCTGCAGTGACCGTTTTCGCACAGGAAGCTGTAACCTCTGAACCTTCTACTGCAGGATTCGTAATCGACCTGGGCACGTTTACCGGAATCGTAGCACTTATTTCGGCTATCGTGACGCAGATTCTGAAAGTTATTCCTGCCATTTCAGGAAGCAAGCTCGCAAAAATCGGTGTGAGCGTGGCGGTAGGTATGGTGGTGTGCGTGCTGGCATGGGCACTTCAGCTTACTCCTCTGCTCGAAGGATACCAATGGTGGGGAACGCTTATTTACGGACTGGCTGCCGGCCTTAGCGGATGCGGTTTCTACGATGTGGTAAAAGCTATTGCCGCTCTTTTTGAAAAAAATACGCATGAAATGGAATAACGGTAAATCGGAAGGAGACACGGAATGGACGCAGAAATGGTGACGGCCATAAGCGCAGCTGTAGTTTCTGTGGGTACCTTGATTTTTACTCAGTACAACAAAATGACGCAGAAGTATCGTGACAAGATGAACGACATGAAGTTGGAACGGTATAAGCAGGAAACCGAACGTCTTAGCTTCAAGCGAAGCGAGAACACGGCAAAGGTATTCGGCGAACTGTGGAAGGTGCTCTACGAGACAAAGGCCGACAGGGTGTACATCGTACAGCCGCACCCGCTGGGTAACTCAGCCTTCCTTTCCATCTATTTCGAAGTGAAACGCAAGGGGGTGTCGGGCATGAAGGACAACGTGCAGCGGCTCCCCATGAGCGAAATGGCAGTATTCAGCAGAGGACTGGCCGAAAACCTTTTTCTCTGCTATACGGATATAGACTCTCAAGTGAAGGACAAGATGGCCAAATCCCTGTTTATAACCAATGGCTGTCGCGCCGTAGCCATAAAGAGGCTGAACAGCGCTTCCGACTGGGTAGGAAACATCTTCTGCGAGTTTACCGACGAAATGGAGGTAAGTGAGGAACAAACCCACAAGGTGCTGCACGATGCAGCGGTGAACATACAGTTCATTCTTCCGGAATACCGGGAGAATCCCTATAAATAGAGTTACAAACCAAAAACACAACACAAACAATGGACGAAATCAGTTTTAAGAAGGGAGCTGAAGGCTATGTGGCCGAATATACTTCCGAAGGACGTACAATGGTGCAGATTCAGGGTGTGAAAAGCGGAAGGCTTTCAATCTCCCGGTTTATTGACACCATGGAACCCGTCGCAATGGATACGGTGAATTTCACAAATTCAGTAATTGAAATCAATGTACCTGCCGGCATGAAGGTACGGCTTCTGAGCGATGTGGAGGTGAAAAAAGTCAAGGCATTGGTCATCAAGGATACCGCAGCAGCCGGTGGTGGCGGAGGAGGTGAAAGCTATGTGCTCCCGAAAGCCAGCGACTCTGCTTTGGGAGGAATCCAGACCGGATTTTCAGAAAGCGGAAAGAACTATGCTGTAAGAGTAGACGGAGCAGGTAAAGCGTATGTCACGGTAAACTGGACAGACACCACATATACCAATGCTACAACAGCAAAGCCCGGAATTGTAAAGCAGGGTGCCCATGTAACAGATGCTACAGGTTCGGAAGATGCACATACCGTACTGAACAAGCTGATTGACGAGCTTGAGAAGGCCGGGGTTCTGGCTTCTGCATAACCACAGTCACAACACACAAACTAAACTAGACACGACATGAGAATCTGGATTGATAACGGTCATGGTGCAGGCACCAAAGGGAAGCAGTCGCCCGACGGACGGTTGCGTGAATATGCCTATGCACGCGACATTGCACGCCGCGTGGTGGATGCGCTGAAGAAGAAAGGGCTCGACGCGCAGCTGCTCGTTCCGGAAGAGGAAGACATTTCGCTTCAGGAACGGTGCGCACGCGCCAACCGGGTGAAAGACAGCATTCTGGTATCCGTCCATTGCAACGCTGCCGGAAGCGGCACGCAGTGGATGACCGCACGCGGATGGGAGGCATGGACCAGCGTAGGTCAGACCAAGGCCGACAAACTGGCCGAATGTCTGTATCAGAGTGCGGAGCAGGTGCTGAAAGGCATGAAGATTCGTAAGGACACCGCCGACGGCGACAGCGACAAGGAAAGCGGTTTCTATATTCTGAAGCACACCGTATGCCCGGCTGTGCTGACGGAAAACCTTTTCCAGGACAATCGCGAAGATGTGGACTTCCTTCTGTCGGATGAAGGCCGCCAGAAGATTGTCACGCTGCATGTGCAGGGAATCTGTAAATACCTGGGCGTATGAAACAGCTTCCGTGGATACTGGTAGGCTTGCTGTCGGCCGCGCTCCTCTTTTCGCTTTTCTTCCGTGGATGCGCGTCGCCGCAGTCTGGGCAGGGTGATACCGTATGGCTTCCCGTCAGGGTAGATACGATACGCGACACGGCAGTTGCTCCTCCCGTGTCAGAGCGTCCTGCAGGAACAGACACCGCACGCCTTCCGGTATATCGTCCGCAGAAACCGTCCGGGCCAGCTTCCATCCCGGACAGCATAGCGGACACGGTTACGGTTGTTTCCGATTCGCTTTCTACAGGAACAGACAGCGTGGACGTGATTATTCCTCTCACAGAGAAGGAATACCGCACAGACGACTACCGGATAGTCATTTCAGGGTATCGCCCGCAACTGGTGTCGGCAGAGTTTTACCGACGCACACAGACGGGGGTGGTAAATGCACCGGCACCGGGAAAAAAGAGGTGGGGGATAGGACTGAGCGCCGGATACGGGATAGGAATTTCCGGAAAGATGGAGCCTGTTCTGGCATTCACCATTACTTACAACCTGCTGCAATGGTAGCGGCAGGTTGTTTCTTTAAACACAAGAGAAAAACACAGGGCAGACGTGCCCGATAAACAAAGAAACGATGAGCAAGAGTGAGATTTTTAACACCATCCTCCGCATGGTATCGGAGGAAACGGAGATACCGTCCGCACAGATTCTTTCCGGAAGGAAGGACACAGAGACGGTAGATGCACGCTATCTGTTGGTGCATTTCCTTTTTCAGAGCGGATTGAATCCGTCGTATATTGCTGCACGAATCGGAAAGACGGAGCGTGCCGTCAACCAGATTCATACCAATTTCGACCAGCGTCTCAGCACACAGAAAATATTCAGAATAAGTTGCGAAAGAATCAGGAAGAGGTTAGGAAATAACTCATTCCCAGAGTAATGCTTCGTCCGTACCTTTGTCATGTCGGGAAATAGTTCACGACACAACACAAACACAAAACAGTATGACAATCAAAGGTATGGATGGCCAGAGTTACAATGTAACCGGCCAGGGACAAGGTAATTTCAACACTGTGGGTGCAGCAGCAGGCATCGCATCATTTTTGGGTATCAACGGTGGTAACATCCTGGGTCGCAATGGCTGGGGATGGAACGCAGAAGGCGTATGCTCAGACAACATGCCCGTAAGCCGTTATGAGTTGAACATGGTTGAACAACTGAACGCAAAGGATTCAGAAATCGCTTTGCTGAAGGCAGACAAGTACACTGACCAGAAGATCGTGGAAGCCTATAAGGACTTGCAGGGTCAGATCAAGGAACTTTCAGTGGAAGTTCGCTCCAACAAGGACGCTCAGACCGCTGTCAACATGCAACAGGCCGTTTACAACGGTACCAACACCGCTACTCTGCAGTGCATGCAGAACAGCATCGCCGCATTGCAGGCTATCACCAAGACATACATTCCGTCAAGCAACGTATGTCAGGATGGATGCTGCGGATGTCCGTCTGCCCAGTAACCCCAAACTGGCCCCGGGGGAGGACCGTCCGGTCTTCCCCTTCCTTTTGATTTTCAAGCACTGTAGAAAAAACTCAAACACGCAGCACAATGACAAACGCACAGATTCTGACCGCTGTCATCCTGAAATGGGGTGAGCCGGTCATTCCGGTTATGATGGGCAATACGCTCAACGGTATTTCTGCCGGTATGCTTCCGGTGGAGAAGTTATTCAAGTCAATCGGACTCGCAGGCCCCGGATGGCAGATTTCCAATGAAATCAATTCGCTGGCATCTTTAGGAGGGACAAAAATGATCCGTCCGTTCCTCGAAAAATTTGTGTCCCGCATTCCGGACGACATGATCCCGGAACTGGCTCACGGATACGTTGACTCTGCCATCCAGCAGGGAAAGCTTTCCATAATCGACGGATTTTTCACCTTCGACCGCAATGACCTGGTGGAACTTAAGAAATACCTGGACTGCAACCTTCCGTATCAGAAACCCGAGGAATATGTGGTGAAGGTTCCGCAGGCACAGCCGTCGCACCCACAACCGCAGCCTGCACCAAAGAATGAAACACGAGAAAAAGAAGAAAAATAAGTGCCGAACACAGGCGGCCTGGTGTCCTGTAAAAGATATATAACACAAACACAACACAACTATGATTCAGTCAATTACTTTGTCTGGAGTTCCGACAGCTACCGCTCAGCCACTGACGGTAAACATCACTAAGAAACTGCGTCAGGCTTATTGCGTGAACAACGGCGTTCAACCTACTGCTACCGTCGTATTCAGTGTAGCAAGCGTCACAAACAACAACACGCAGAACATTGCGCTTATCAACGCAGCTGTAACTCTGACCTACACTCCGAAAAACGGATGTGCAGCAAAGACTATTCAGTGGACCGAACAGTTTACAGTAACCTTCATCGGTGCGGCAAATACAGCCCCTACCAGTGTGGTAGCTACAGCTTTAGTTCCGCAGGTATTCTCTTACAATGAGAACGGTTGCGGTTGCTCTGCTTGCGGCGCACTGATTGCAGTCCCGGTCACGATTACTGCTACCTTTCCCGCTTAACGAAGTTCAGGCAGCCGCGTTTAGCGCTTTCAGTCTGGCATCTGCCGATGAACCCGTAAAAAAGCGAAGGAAAAGGAAAAATGTTTGAGTGGCTTCCCGTCCGCGAGGGCGGGAAGTTTTGAAGAAACTAATTTAAAAATATCGAGATATGGATAGAGAACAAATGATCTCCCGTTACGAGGAGCTGTATGATAAGATGAAGGACAGCAAGGACGTGAAGAATATGAAAATATTCGGCGAAGCTGCTACCTATTATTTCAAGGAAATGGCAAAGATGCATCCGGAAATGGCTATGAGCTGGCTGAGCCACCTCGAAGCAATGTGCTGGGATAATTTTTTGTCGGAAACAGAGGCCGTGAATATCGGTAAGACCATGGTCAACGAAGATGGGTTGAAAGGATTCCACTGGGGGCATGACACTTTCGTGGCTGCCGTGAAACAACTCGGAGGAGTTCCCGAAGAAAAACCTTCGTACAACTCGTATGCACTTTGTGTCACAGCCAACATGATTTACAGCGACATGGCATACAGCATCGCTGAAGACATGGGATACAAGACACCTGCCGAAGTGCCGAACGAAAAGATGGCCCTTTCATGCTACAAGAAAGCTGTGTCCTACCTGAAAGACAAGGACAAGAACTTTCAGGTGCGCCGTTACTTCAAGAAGCGCATGTACGGAGAGCCGGCAGCCATGTAACAGCCGCATAGAAGAAAAGCTGGATCTCCTTATCCGGATGGTAGCTCAACTTGACGGGATAAGAGGATTTGGCTCTAATGTGCTGGCAAATGTGGTGGGCGATATAATTATGAGAAAAAGATGATGTAGCTTGTCTTTCCACCCTATATGAATGAAAATGCAGCCGGGTTTTGTCGTTTCTTCCCCGGCTGCATTGTTTTTTTATTATCAGTATGTACCGTTAACTGTAAACTCAAAATTGTAGTCATTTTTCTTTCCTTCAATCTCTATAGGGAAAAGTATTTGTACTTTTTTACCTATCCAAATTTTATTGTCAATATCATTCTGCATTTCTTTCTTACTCTTGTAGAAACATGGAATGATTGATTTTTGTTTCCATTCAGAAGGAACATAAACGCCAAACCCCTGACTGAAATATACATTAGACGTAGGGACTATAATATCGTTTAGCTTTCCGTTTTTGGGTATGCTTATGCTTCCCTGACTTTTATCTTTGTCTATGTATTTTACTCCTTTGTGCATAATCCGGCTTATATTACCTGTATAGTCCATAAAGGTTACATCATCCCAATTTATTTTCAGTGTTTTTTCTGAAACATTTTTCAGCTCAAATTCAAACTGAGTGGTAGAGTACCACCACACAATGTCAATATATTTATCTGTGTATCTGTATTTGTTTACAATCTGAGCCTTTTTATTTTTTGAAGGGACTTCATCAGAAATCTTTACTATTTCCGAATTACCAAATGGATCTTTTGAGTCTGAAGGGCTTTCAACAGAAGAAAGACCTAAATCGTAAACAGCCATATATGTACTTCCGCAAGAAGTAAACAAGCACATAATTAAAATTAAAGTCAATGTAAAAAATAAGTTTTTTTTCATAATTATAAGTAGTTTGTTTATTGCAAAAATATTGATTTGGTTGTGTTTGAGTTTCACAATTTCTGATTAAATGAAAAAAGTGCTGAAAAACGGTGTAAAATATAAAATGTGAGACAATTTTAATTAGATTCCCTTTTAAAAAAGTAGTCTTATCCGATATATATAAAGCTGTTTTTTTGTCCTTCTTATTTTTGTGTATGTTACTTATTTTTGCTAAAAACAAATATCATGGAACAGAGAGAATTATTATTTAATGAGGAAGGCAAATCATTTGTATCAGAAACAAAAGTAAACTCAGACTATAATCTTCATATCGAAATGGAGAGTGGAGGAACATTGGAGATTTATCAAAGGGGAAGTGATGAAGGAAAGTATAGGCGTTCATATATTGAACTAAAGTGGGGGGATGTAATAGATGCAGATTTTTGTCATGCAGTCTATCCTAAGTATATTAAAATTGTCGTATCGAGTAAAGTCACAAAAGCAACCATAAGGGAGGCAGGATCATGAAACCTATTAAGCTAAATACGTTTAAGCTTTTGACGTATAGATTCTGTGAGATTAAGAAGAAAAAGCATATATCTCCTCCTGAAGAAAAATACCTCGTACTTGACAGAGGTAAACTCGACGTAAACAAATTAAAATAATATACCATGGCAGATATACAGAAATTAAATAAAACTTTTTCTCGTGAACAGGTTTTGCAATCGGCAGAAATGAACACTATAACGAAGAAGATAGACGAACTCGTTGATGGAGTCAATTCTTCTTTGAAACAAATTCCTGAAGGATATGTAACAGAAGAAACCCTTGCGCAGAAAGGGTACGCTACCTCTCAGGATTTAAGCAATGCTATAGGAGATATAAACACGGTACTTGATGAAGTAAACGGGGAGGTGATATAATGGGAACGACAGCAGACAAACTTAATAAGTTAAAAGAAAGCAAAGCCGCAATAAAGGCAGCCATTGAAGCAAAGGGTGTAGAAAATGTAGGAGAAATCCTTTCCGAATACCCGGCTAAAATAGCAGCCATTCCGACAGGGGATGAATACGCCCTTGAATCGCAAATTCTGATACTGCCGGTACGTTCGACCATTATCACCACGAGTGAAGGAAAGACTGCAGCGATAGCCACAAACGACCATATCAAGATTGTAGATGCCGACCTGAAGCATTACACAGTAAAAGAATGGAACGACAGAAGCGTGGAAAATGGCTTTGACAACGAACTTATTGCTCCTCCGGTAGGATTTTCTCTGGAATGTAACGGAATCAGAACGATATTGTATTGGCCTTGGCAGGGAGAATATTACGCTACGTCCGGTACTACAAGTAAATCGTCAAACGCAATGCAGCATTCCCTATATGAGTATGACCAGAGAACAGGTGCGGGTGAAGGAACAGACTATCATGGAACTGTGGATGAAAACCTTGGCACACATACCGCAGGAAGTCACTTCGCAGCCGACTGGAGTGTTACCGTAACCGAAGACGACAAGCTTGAACTTTACAGCGGAAATACCAAGCAACGTTGGATAATGGAAAAAGGATGTGGCAACAGTAACGCCATGTTGGTAGATAATTACGCCGAACGTCTTGAAGCCATGTATGTACAGAATGAATGGCTTCGCCACAGGTTTGCCATCTGTAGCGGCATAACATCTTCTGAAGCAGAAGGCACAATAACCGATGTGGAAATCTTAAATTCATCAGGCGTACAGGCTCAGGTAGGTGAAGATATGTTTTTCTTCGTAAACGGACAGAACACAGGTTTGAAAGCAATGTACAATACAAATAATAAGTATTCAGTAAACAACGCATACTATTTCAAACCTGAATACGCTGAATGGCTGTACGAACAGCAGAAAACTAACGGTGTAAACATGAACGACACCGGAGTAAACTCTGCCGAACGACCTCTTCTTTCTCCGGGTGCAAAAGGAGCGGAAGCCATAACTGTAGACGGGTATTGGTATATCATCACCCCATACATAAGCAGACCGGGAAATTCTGGTACAAATTACGACTGGAATATGGCAGATTCTCACGCGGTGTATTACATTAAGTCCCTTGGAAAATACATGCCAGGAGAAAAAGAATTATACCCATACTGGACTAATAAAAGCATAATTTCAGGATTGATAAACTATCTTAACACTTATGAAAAATGGGGTGTACCTGGCGTCCTGGGCGGCTACGTCTGGAGCTGTGTCCGCAACGGTGGCTACTACGCCTGGTATGTGCTCATGGGCAGTGGCTACTTGTACTTCACCTACACGTACGGCACCTCTAGTGTGGTGCCGGCCTCCGCTTTTTGATTTATCTCAGCCGTGCGGAGCACGGCTCATTAATTTTTTGCATTAAAATATATTAACATTTAATACGCGACAATAGAAATGAATAGATCCGGGAGGAAACATTTGGACGCACCAATTATTCAGGACGTTATACGCCTGAATAATTGTCTCATAGAAATCAACAGCAAAGCTTATAAGGTCATAAGCAGAACATATATAGATCCTATGCTGAAGCAAGGCGCATTGCTTTTTAGTTACGCTATGCGCCAGGTTCGTGGAATGGACTATTATAAAAGAGCTACAGAACTGACATACGAATTGCAGTTCGGGATATACCTGATAGTGGCTCTTGGAGGATGCAGCAAAGAGAAAGCGTCTGTAATAGACGTTTTGTGCGATAATATCCTATCTTCGCTTGCGAGGATAAAGAATGTCAGATCCGAAAAGTCTTGAACTATGTCGGCAGAACTGTTTAATGATAAAGGTCCCTGTGCTTGCGGTGAGCAAGCTATTTCGATTAACAGGGCAGAAGTCCTGGGCGGCAACGTCTGGAGCTGTGTCCGCAACAATGGCAACAACGCCTGGTATGTGAACATGGGCAATGGCAACTTGAACAACAACAACACGAACAACACCTATAGTGTGGTGCCGGCCTCCGATTTATCAGAAAAAGTGCCCGCCTGGATAGCTGCCGAAAGCGACTGTTACAAAAACAAGCACGCATCGCTCGAAGCAGCATCGTTTCATTTCAATCTGTCGCGTATTTATGAATTGATAAACAGAATAGACAACGGCTACCAGCCACAGACAAGCATCTGCTTTGTCCTCGATTATCCTGTGTATAGAGAAGTGTTTGCAGCCAACTACACCGACCGTATCGTGCACCACTACGTTGCCACGATGCTCGGCGAGATATGCGAGAAAGTCCATGAAGCCAATGGTGATGTAAGCCACGGCAACCGTATCGGACATTCCGCATCTACAGCCATCGAGCAAATACAGCGGAACATCCGTGATATAACGGACGGCTACACAAAGAAAGCCTTCGTAGCCACAATGGACATATCAGGCTTCTTTATGTCGATAGACAAGGAAACAGCATACCGCATCTTTCGGAAATACGCCGATATGTATTACGATAAACCCGATAAGGAAGAAAAACTCTCCCTGCTTCACACCCTGATACAGCACAATCCGGCCACAGACTGCGAGCGACGCTCCGATATAAAAATGTGGGATAAAGTTCCGCCCAACAAAAGCCTTTTCGGACTTCCACCCGATAAAGGACTCCCGATAGGAAACTTCTATTCCCAACTCCTCGCAAACCTCGTCATGGCGGAAGCTGATGCGGAAATGATAAAAGCCGGAGTGAGATACACACGGTTTGTAGATGATATATGCGTGGTGGCAGAAACAGCAGCCGAAATAATCCATGACCGGAAAGTATTCATAAAAGCGACCGGACGGCTGAAACTAAAAGTCCATCCCGATAAATTCTACATACAGCCGGCCTCACACGGAGTAAAGTTCTGCGGAAAGGTAGTAAAGCTGAACCGTATCTACATATCCAACCGCACAATACATGCCCTCCATACAGCGATAGAAGAATACAGCCGGATACCGTCGTACAGCAACGCCGTACACGTCATGCAAAGCATAAACAGCTATTTCGGCCTGATGAAAGGAACAGCGTCCTTCAACATCAAAAAGCGCATAGCCGGGAAAGCCCTGGAAACATTCTCCGAATGGCTGTATTTCCGCAACAAGAACGGACGGTTCATCTGTGTGCTGAAAAGCAAATACAAACCCAACAAGACATCATATCTAAACCTGAACGACTATGCTTCCATATTCAGACCACCGGAAAGGTACTATCCGAAAAGGAGGCTCCCCCTACAGCTCCGCGAACCTGCATATCTGCGAGCATAACGGACAACTGATAGCAACATTTAAAACCATAGACAACATGAAGTACGCAAAAATCGAAAATGACCAGCTACTCGTCAAAGAAGTAGAAAAAGGACAGGAAGTAGGCGGCAAGCTTACAGAAGAAGAAATCATAGCACAAGGCTACAAGCCATACTGCGAGACAGAGAAACCCGAAGGAGCAGACTTCTTCACTAATCGCGAATACGAAACCTGCATAGTCCAGGAATGGGGAACGATAACCGAAGAACCCGGCATAAGCCGCGAAGCACTGTTGTTCTTTATCGAGAATACAGACAGCAACTCCGTTATCACACTCACACTTCCGGCAAAAGACTATGCCTCAATCATCGAGGACGAAGAAATCCAGTCGGCACTGAAAAACAAACCATCAATCTCAATCGTGACATTATGATAAAATTTACAGAAAAAGAGATTTACAGTACAGAAGGTCTGTACATAAATCGTATCGGAACAAACATCTATTTCAAGCGTGCCAACCGCCTTCCTTCCGACATGGAGGAAATGTTTAAAGAAGTAAGCGAGCTGCCCACCGACAAACTGGGAGCCGCAAAAGCCGCGAAGATATTCGAGATAGACGGCTACGACACTAGCGACGCGGTAAACAGCTTCACTCTCGACGGCGAATCCGTTTGGCTCGACAAGAACACCCGCGTAGGACTGATGAACTCCACCCAGATACAGAAGACAGCCTCGATGCTCACCACTACACTCTGGTTCGGAGGTAAAAGCTACACCATCGAGTGCGACACGGCCACACAGATGCTCTCCGCCCTTGAACTGTACGCCCTGCAGTGTTACAACGTAACGGCACAACACAAGGCGAATGTGGAAGCCCTGCAAAGCGTGGAAGAAGTGGAAGCCTACGACCACACAACCGGATATCCTGAAAAACTTAATCTGAACACAAAATGATACTCATAATCTTATCAATGGCCGTCATCCTCACATACGTGGGGGTGATGGTTTACAAAACAAAGGAGATACCTTACTCCATAAGCGACACATACTATTCGCTGGAGCATAAGCTGTGGTTCGGCTTCACCATGACCGCAACCGCCCTCCTCCTCATGCCCGCCCTCCTCTCTGCTACCCCCGAAAGTTATCAGTTCACCGCATTTTTGATGTGCGGAGCGTTGCTGTTCGTGGGTGCGGCACCCAATTTCAAAGCCGGAATGGACAGACCAGTACATATTGCGGCTACCGTCATAGCGGCACTGAACAGTCAGATATGGATAGCACTTACCTGTCCGTGTCTGCTGCTTGTGTGGATTGCGTGGGCATTATATGTCGGTGTACGCTTGAAACAAGTCTGGAATGGGAATTTATGGTACAGCTTCGTGTTGTGCAAACCGCTGTTCTGGGCGGAGGTGATAGCGTTCGGGATGGTGTATGCGGAAGTGATGGTTAATGGATTATTGTAATATACGTACATTCTTCCCTTTCGCCACTTACCACCCCCTCCACAATAGCCTGTAGGGCCTGTCAAAACAAATGCAGCAAACCACTTGAGAGGTTTGCTGCATATCGCTCGAGAGGT